GACAAAGATGGGAAAGAGTAGAAAGGATTATGAAAAGTATCTTAACTCCATATCTCCAGATAGAGACGATGAGGCATGGATCATTGGAGGAAAGAACAGGTATTGCGGTAGAGAGAATTATGGCACTATGATCAAAAGGTATGATCCTATTGGTTTTAATGTAGGATACAGGGAGTGGGTAGAACAGCCAGAGTAAGGCGGCGCCTGCCCTGCCATGAGGTCGGCCTGGCTGTCTGTGGCCAGGACCGTACATTAGTCAGATAGTGAACGACGAAAACAATACAAATGTTTGTTAATTATGAGAGTAGAAGATTTAACGAAGTTTGAAGGAGAATGTCCTAACATAGTCGTATTTGGTACATATATGGATATTAGGGTTCCATTAACGAAGAAATGGAAGAAAATTATTAACGAGAGAGGAGATAAGCCAAACACGTATCATAACTGTTTGATTAGTTATATCTCAGAGCAGATCGCGTTGTCCGGATTCAACATGAAAAGCATCGGGAACCTGTTAATAAAGGGAATCGTTTTCAATCAAAACGATTACTATAAGTATAACGACGTAGGAGGATTCCCGGCAACTATCAACGATTTGGGATATTGGGATAAAAACAGGGTAGAGCCAAATGAAGATTTTCACACTGTTAGGCTGTTTAATACAGTAAGTGTATATGGATTGATGTTTGGGCCCATAAAACAAAATAATTTCATTACGTTGGAAAACGATATAATGCAGATTAATGTTGGCAGCATAACTTACATCTAAAGAGATAAATCATGAAGCTATTATATTTAGTAGAGTCAGGAGAATCGAAGTTCCTTGTCTTTGACGAAATGCCTGATAAAATTAGCACAAAGTACGGAGATGATACCATTATTGGAAGGATAGGAGGTATATTCTATGATTTCCTTGCAAAGAGAAATGAGCGAAGAGAAGCTTTCGGAGGTAGAAAGTTCGATATCGTACTTGACAACGGGGAGATAGAGAAGTGTGAAGGGCAATGGTGGGATGCGGCGACAGACAGAGCAAGAGAAGAATTGGAAAAAGAGGGAAATCCACTTTCTAAAATGGTACTGATTGGTGTTTCTTCAGTAGATAGATTATTGGATTGCTATGTGTATTATGGGTTATGGGCATCCGAAAGTAAGATTGAAGAAATGATAGCTGACTACAAAGGTCGTATATATGAGTATTACGAATTTAAGGAAGAGGTCATTAATAAGATAAATGAGACCCTTAGAAAATCATATATTCAATCTTGGAAAGAACGGATAATACGATCTGGGATGAGACAGAAAGGGAAAGACGTGTTTGAATCACCGGATGGATTGTATATTGAGATGGTATATGAGAACAAAGCGTTTGTACCATATAGACCTATAAAAGAAATCCAGGATTTACCTATAGATGCAAAGCACATACCGCTTCTTACAAGGATATTTGGAAAGAACATACTTGCGGAGATAGGAGGAGGTAAGATATTTATAACTACTGGAAAATATGCTGTGAATTTTTGGTGCTGGGAAAAGTAAGCATAATGTAAAAAGAAGATTAAAATAATAGCTTATGACATTTCGAGAATTTATGCAGGAGAACGGCTATGACCTGATAACTACCTTTTGGGAAGATTTCAGCATAGCCGACAAGTATGGTATAGCAGGTGTCAAAGATACCTACAAACGTGCATTCAGTGAATGGAAAGGTAATTATAAGTTTTTCACGGAATTAACGCTCGTATTGAATCATAAAATCTGGCAACATTATGAAAGCAATCGCAAACTGGCTGCATTGTATGACCGGTTATGGCGAGAAGCCGACGAGTATGCCATGAACAATTTTAAGGGAGAAGAACTTGATTATTATTACAGAATAACCGATTAGCTATGTTATACCCGTTTTCATTGACGCTTGACTTATATATACAAGCCGAATCGTTTGAAGAAGCCAAGAAATTAGCGGAAGCATACGTTCAAGATGCTTCGTTAGATACGACTGACTATCCGGAAATAGTGCAGGATGTGTTGGAAGTGGCAGAGTATGGAATAATTGATATAGAATAACAAATTAATATTATGACAGCAGCAGAAAAATTGCGTATGGAAATAGCGCAAGAAATACCATTTAGTAAGGACGAATTTATTAGTAAAATCTCTCGTCTAATTAAGGCGTATGGATATGCAAGTTTTATTTGCGACAAGCATATTAGAGAAACCGATGTATCGCCTAACGATAACACGATCCGTATGGCACATGAACAAGTGGCAATTGATTTTGCTCGTTCTGAGGGTTTCTCGGTATCATATAAACATAACAGTTATGGTGTTAGATATATAGTATTCACTTTGTGTAAAATATAAAGACATGGAAGACAGACTTATTACAACAAAAGAAGTAGGGAATTATCGTATAAAAATATACTATGATACTGACAGTATATGTCCTTGTGAAAGTTGGGATATGGCAGCATATTTCTTATGGGAATATAGCGATTCATACCAACTGCAAGATGTGTGCGATTGGAGAGAAGTATTTGGTAAATACGGAGATAGACGACACTCGCTTATAGATGCACTACATAAACTTATTAGTAAATATGTTAAATGGAAAGACTTGCTGAATTATTTTAAGAAAGGCAAGATTGACGGTTATCAACTGAGATATGATAACCATGATAAAATGTGGTATTATAAAGAAATTTTTAGCATTTCTCCATCAGATCTTTACACGCATGATTATACGTATGAATTTATAGAAGACTTAGGATGTAAAGAATTGATTCAGATTCTTTCAGACTTAGGCAAAGATATATTTGTCAAAGAATGGTCCACAACAGGATACAGTCAATGGGATTATGTTAAAGGTATAGCTTTCTGTACAAAGGAGAGGTACACAAAAATGGTTAGTAATAATACTTCCGATTGGAAAACCCAAATTGACAAATTGATTGATGATGAAGTGAAATCCATAGGTATGTGGATATGGGGAGATGTAAAGGGGTACGTGCTTGAAAAGAAAGTGAAATTTGTCAAGAAATACAAAGATAAATCCAGGGAGGATGAAGAGGGAGAAGAATGGGAAGAGGTTGATTCCTGTTGGGATTATTATATGGAAACAGACGAATTGATAGAAGAAATAATGAAAAAACATAATCTGAAAAAATAAGGAGATGGGGGGGGATCATGAGGGTGTATTATCAGAAAGAACACCAAAGAATTACAAATAATACTGATTCAGGTCAACGGCTGATAGTGACGGACGCCACAGGAGACAGGTGGGGTAAAGTGCGAAGAGCTCCGGTTCAGGGGAGACGCGGGCTGCATCACATGGCGTAAGGTTACAGTAGATGAAATTATTGAACATTTTAAAAGAAGATAATTATGGGATATATATGTACAAGATGTGGTGGAACAAAGGTTGCTTGTGAAGCCATAGTAAATCCGAATACCAGAGAAATAATAGATTATTTTGATGGATCTTTCGCGCATGCTATTTGCGGGGATTGTGAAAATGAGGTAATAATATCTAACGTTGAAGAAGTCAAACATGAAATTGATTTAAGATTTCATGAATTTGTAGAAAGAACAGGTAAGGAGCCTGAATACGTAGAATGTTAGATTGTATGGAAGGAGACAGGAGACGATAAAAGAGCGACAATCAAACTATCGCTGAGTATCAACGATGATGATAATGATGATGTTTTTTATTATTGTAATGGGATAGAATCATTTAAGCAACTTGCTGAATACGGGATGGGAGAATTTATCGTAACATTTTGTTGGAGTTTCTTTTAAGAAATACATTCAGTTATCATTTTTTAATAACATATCTTATGAAAACACAAGAAGAATATGCCCATGAAATTGACGAAATCGTTCGCCGGGATGTAGAGAGCTGCCAGAGTGACTGGTTTATAATCGACAAGGAGATATTTATGCAGCCAGAGAATAAGAACAAGGCATTTATTTTGGGAACAAGAAAGACCGGGTGCGATATGATCGTACTTGGAGGTACTAATTGCAGTGGATCCAATATGGATTGGCTTTTCGGTTGCCTTGGCAATGAAAACTTCTATGTATGCCAGCCAGTATCTTTCTATAAATCACAACAAGAAATCCAGAAAGTAAATCCGCTTTATGCTTTCAAGGTGGCCACTGCTTATTTTAGAGAACAAGGGAAGGTTCCGGTATTTGAAGATAGTAACTGTAGATTAATAAAACTATGAGCATAAAAGTAATAAGATACAGGTTGCCATCTTATTGGGCTTGTCCGTTAATCAATGATGATTACACTGGATTAACGGATGAAGAATGTGAGGAAATCCAACGCTTCTTGGAAGCAGCAGAAGGTTATCCGGTAGATGTAGACTGGGGAACGCAGGGGTTTTACCGTTGTAATGACGCGGGAACACTTCCCGGAGAGTGTGCAGATTTTATTTTTCATAAGTGTAATGATTAAACTAAAATAATATGGAAACTACAAACAAACTGTTTTATTCAGGTACAAAATTCTTTACAGAAAATGAAGAAGATTATAGAATAACAGTTAGAATCTCTTTGGATGATGACTGCAAAAATAACATATGCGACTGGAGCATAACAGCCGACGTTGACTGGAAAAACAAGCATGGAAAATATGAGGATTACTTAGGAGGCTGCTGCCACGATGAAGTCGCAAAACATTTTCCGGAATTAGCGAAATTCATATCGTTGCATCTTTGTAACCATTATGGTGCTCCTATGTATCCGGTAGATAATGGTATGTATCACATAAAAAATAGTGGTATGTCTGTGGCAATGGAGTATTTGCGTATATCAAAACAAGAATGCGTAGAATTATATAAAGCCTCTGAGGATAAGTTGTATTTCAAGTATCTGCTTTTCAATCTGGGGATTGTGGATAGATGGAAAAGAGAATCAGAAGAACTTATTGCGGAACTTGAAAAATTGTGTGGTAAGAAGTGGGTTAATCCATATAAGCCGGAAGAAGAAAGATTTGTTTTAACACTAACGGACGAGGAACGATCTCTTATTGAAGAGCGTATTAAAGCCGGGCATTATTCCTCAGAAAATATAGAGAAATGCAGAGTGGAAGCCCATAAAGCAAAGATGGCGGCAAAACGTGCTGAAATTTGTGAGCGATACGATAAGAAAATCAGACAAGCAGAAGCAGAAAAGAAGATAATACTCTGTGTGTTTGATTATGGATTGCCAATTAATAATGTTATATATTATCCTCACACGAACACTTTATCTTTCAACTGGAACGATTATGGAGGAAAAATCACACAGGAAGAGTTTGATGATTTTGTGAATAAGGTAGACCGCTCTCAATTGCCAGAAGATATTAGGTTTGAGCTTAAATAAAATACAGGATATGGAAAGATTGAATTTTGAAACATTGTTTCGTATCGTAAGATGGGATTACAACCGCTGCTTTAAGGATGAATCACTGGATAAGGATTTGTTCATGGAAAAATACGGGAAAGTTATGGGTGAACATTATTATAACAAGTTTGTCCATGAGTTTAACGGGAATATCCTGAAGATGATTGGTTACTTCAGAGGTTCCGAAAAAGAGGGGCAAGTCTTCTGCGATATGATAACCGAACGTATTGAAAAATACGAAAAGAGAATGTCATATGATAAAGGTAAGTTAAACAATTAAAAAGATATTTATATGAACAATTCAATGGTCGCTCACTTGTGGGCTCATGAACAAGAAGAATCAGCATCAGGGAGCAATTTCTTCTTTGAAGGTACAAGTATTTATTCTTATGGGCATCACTTTGAAGTCGGGAGAATAGTAAAAAACAAACAAGGGAAGAAAGCATACCTGATAAATGAAGATTATTATTCTGTTACCACGAGCAAACATCAATGCTATGTTCGTAATGCGATACCAACTTGGGCAATGGTTTTCAGTGTAGGGGATAATATATCGGATACTGGTAATATGAGGTTTGTTGCCAGCAAACTGGAATCAATTAAGAAGTCTATTGAAAAATACAAAAGAGCTAAAACAGAATTATCTTATACAGATATTTGGGGCGCTTTTGGGAATATGATGGATTACATTCAGTTCTTTAACATGGGAACTGCTAAGAATATCCTTAAAAAGAGTGCTAATGATTGGCTTGGAACCAATCATGAATTATCCAAGAGCGGAGATAGTATCAAGCGTAAGCACGTACATGAATTAAAACGCATCTTTCAAATTTTATTGGATCATCAAGGATTAAAAGTGTTAGGGACCGTAAATGTGATTGTTGATGAAGTTTGCGGGGAAGGTACATGGATTAAGTATTCAGAAAGATCTGAAAGATGGAGAAAGGGTGAGGAAGAAAGAGAAAGAATAAAATTAGAGAGATTAAGAAAGGAAGAAGAAGCCCGTTACAAGGATTTTGATGAAAAACTGGAAGAGTGGAAGTCAGGAGAAATCAATTTCTTGAATACACCTTTCTATATTCCTGGTGAAAAACCTAACGCCTGGATCCGTATAAAAGGAAATATTATTGAGACAAGTAAACAGATAAAGATTGGAGTAGCAGAAGCCAGAAAACTGTGGCGGGCTGTGTCGGCAATGCACCGGGGCGCCGAGTTTCGGCACGGTCTGGTGGAGGACGTCACCGGTCACCAGTGGAGTCTAAATCGGTACGAAAACGATTTGCTAACCGCTGGATGTCATAGGGTAGCATATAACGAAATGGAGAAAATAGCAAAACAACTGGGATGGGTGTAAGTAGTCCATCTTATTTTATTAATCACATAATTAAAAATAAAAAGATATGAAAAATCTAATTATTGTTCCGTTTGATTTAAATACGGCGAGAAAAATTAAAAGCGGAGAAATAGAAGGTTCGGTATTAATTGATAATATTGAGATAGAATTTGTATATGAGTCGAAAGACTGCGCCGGTCCTTATAATTTACTTTTTGTAAGAAAAGATGAATCTGGGATAAGTGCTATATATGCCAACACGGAAGGTTGTACTATTGGCGACACCACTCTGGAATTGAAAGTAGAGGCTGGGGCGTATTTCAAGAAAGGAGATGTATTAACAAGCACTAATGGATATCAATTCATATATGATGGAATTATTACCAAAGGGATAATGGGATGTATATGCGGAATAGCAACATTTGGAGATATTAGGTTTGATTACAAATTATGGACTCATGTGTATGACGAAGATAAAAAATGGCATGTAAGAAAGGCTATAGAAGAAGAGAAGAAATTTTTAGCAGAAAAGATTATAAAAGTCAAAGACAGTAGAAAAATAGATATAATAAAACGATATTTAAGTGAATATGAGTATCTATTAGATGAGATGCCGAAACATGACTTCAAACCATTTGAACGAGTATTGGTAAGAAGAACTAACCAAGAGAGGTGGAAATTGCATTTATTTTCCAGAGAATCAGGAGGAGATAATAAATACGAATGCTTAGGAGGGGTAGGATTTAGTCAGTGTATCCCATACGAAGGAAACGAACATCTTTTAGGAACTAATAAAAATGGATAACAAATATGAAAACAATAACATACGAAAGGGTGCAGCATGGAGACTGGGTGAGATGTGTCTTATGTGGGGCGCAAATGCTTCTTCCATGTGGGGCAGATAAATGCCCGGAATGTGGAGAAAATGGCACTTTAAGATGGGTCGACGAAGAGAAGCAGGAGATGGATGCTAAAGATTTGGATTGCTTAGGTTATGTAAGAGAGTTGAGGGTAGATGATTATTTATCTCCAACAACATTAGAAGAGATCGCGGAAGAAATAAAGAAAAAAGTAAATAGAGGATAACTCTAATGAGAAAATTATTAAAAGTAAAATTTATTCAAAAATGTGCATGCGGGGCGGTCACTATCAGATTTGATAATGACCGCTGAATTAAGTAACATAGCTAAGAATTGTAAAATATAGAAAATATGTATGAGAATATTTTAAGCAACATGTTAGGATGTCAGACATATTGTATATCAGACAGTCCTTCGAATAGATACTGTCTTATTGGACCTATTGAGTGCAATGAGAAGTTAATAGAAGTGTTTAAGAAGGGGATAATGGTAAAACTCAAATACGTGGAAAAACGAGTCCTGGATACATTTACGGACAACGGAATCGACCTGAGTAATTACACTCATTGTATTATTGTGAAGCGGAATTTTTATCTCGCTTGGTAACAGTAAAATATAAACGATATGAACAATTTCGTAATAGATACTCCAGATAATTTCTGGCAAATAAGATGGCTTGACAAGTACATGGAAGGTCACAAAGGGTTCATAGCTGGTGGATGTTTTAAGAATATCCTTTCCGGAGAAAGAGTAAAAGACATTGATATTTTCTTTGAAAGTGAAAGCGATTTTCAGGAGGCTGTTGATTTGTTCAATGATGAAAAACATCAGAAAGAAGGATGGAAATTTAAATATAGAAATAAGAAGGTATGCGCATTCCAGAAAGAGGGAGAAAAGGTATGGGTAGAGTTCATAGAGTCAGAGTTCGGAAAGCCAGAAGAGATTCTCAGGAGCTTCGACTTTACTGTAGCAAAAATGGCTTACTACAAGGAGCCTAAATACGAAGAAAAGGAAGATGATTATTTTCCATTCTCATCCGCAAGCATAGTAGCATACGAATATAAGCTACTCTATCATGAGAAATTCTTCGAACATCTTCATATGAAGAGGCTGGTCATTGACGAAAATATTCCTTTTCCGGTAAGTACATGGGAGCGCTCATATCGGTATAAGGGATATGGTTATAATATGTGCCGGGAGACAAAGAAAAAACTTCTACAGGCTCTTAAAGGTGTAAATGTAGAGGAGGAAGATGTATCTTTGTACACTACTGGAGGATGGGATTAACCTATAAAACAAAATTGCTTATGAAAACATTAGAACAACTTAAAGAATTAGCATCAAAATGTTTAGACGGTAGAGATTTTAACAGACTGGCTAAATTTATCCCATATAACATGATAAAGGATTTCGGTATGGAGCTGAACGAAGAATACAATAACGAAGAAAGGTGGAACAGTACTGTAGTTGAATTTACCAGGGAGAATGTTTTGAAACAGCTTGAAGAAGATGTAAGATTCGGTTTTGAAAAGGCATTAAATCAGAGAGGAATATCAGCCAGTTTAATGTTTGAATGTGTAATGATGTGGAACTACATCCTGGAAGAAGGTCTTGAAGACTGGGATGAGGATGATTATGGATTTTACGGGCTACCTCTATTTAAAGCTACGGCTGTAAAATACGGATGGGATAATCCTATAGGGGAAGACAGCGGGAGAGAAAGAAAATATGATTCACAGTATTAAATGGGCATATCATGAGCACAAGTAAAGAATACAAGGCAGTAAGGAACTGTATATTAAATGAACTTCACCTTACCAAAGAAGATATAATCAAAAACATAGAGCCGTTATTGGAGAAACACGTAAAACGGTACATGGTTAATACATATGGAGGTGACAACCAGATAGAAAACTGGATCAGATGCATGGTGAATGATGAACTCAAACGAAGAGATCATGATTTTGTAAGAAAAGCGTGCGAGAGCGTCATCAGGGGTCATGTATTAAATGAGTTGAATATAATCGTAAGATCCAAAAGTGAGAAATGTACATGTGAAAACAGAGTACCATCCGAAGAGGATAAGAAAGAGTCAACTGACGGACTGTATATAATCTACAAAGACGGACATGCAGAGCCGTTTACCGGCGATAACTCCAAAGATTGTGTACGATACATTGGGTTGAAGCACAGATACATGTCATTTGCAATCTCACTGACGGAGCATGATATCGTACAATTGCTTGACGATGATAGCCGTGAAGAATCCGGAAGTGGGACATATTATGAACGTGAATGTGATGCGCTGTTTGACATTGACGGACGCGGCAATACGGAACGCCTTGTAGCCAGAAATCCAAAATTGAGAAATCTGCTGGAAGATGGCGAGTATATACCATCTCTTGGTCAATTAAATTTAATGGCCCATTATATGGACGAACTAAACAAAGCATTCACTTATGTTTCGGCATCTCCCCTCTCCTCGACGTGGTATTGGTCCAGTACTGAGAGCAGCCAGGCCGTCGCGTGGTACGTGGTCTTCTCCAGTGGCCTCACGGGCACCGGCAACAAGCACATCGGAGACATGGTTCGGACGGTAATTGATTTTTAAAAAGGATTACAATGATAACATCAGTAAAAATAAAAGACAATACGAAAACTCCATTTGAATATGTTTCTGACATAGAAGCGTTTGAAAATGGCAGAGAATTTATTTTCAAGCCAGGAGTGAATGTGATTGTAGGTAAAAACGGTAGTGGAAAATCAACTTTGCTTAACATCATATCAATGTATGCGTTATGTGAGAAATCCATGTGCTCTGAAATACCGATCGAGGCACTGGATTTTCCACCTATATTTGATGATGATGACAAGGTTCTTGATGGGATTGACATATCATCCGATTATGCAGGGAAAGTATTCCGTTTATTACCATCTGCGGAGATGAATCGAGATAGTGTATTGAAAAACATCAGCAATTTTGATTTGTATGTGAATAATATTCGAAGATCTTATGGAGAGAAAGTGGTGTTATCATTGGAATCACTTTTCAATTTAATGTTCGGTCAAAAGGATTATACATTTCCAATACAAGATCTTGTAGAATACAAGAAAAAATCAAATGCGTTTTGGATTAAAAGGATTGATAGTCTGTTGAAGTATTATGAAAGAAACCGCATAACATTAGCAGAAAGCAGTTTTGAATACACGGTTCTCATGGATGAGCCGGACAGGAATCTTGACATTGACAATATAATGCAAATTTATAATGTATTATCATTCCATAAACCACAAACACAAATTATAGCCATAATACACAATCCGGCATTGATTTACAAATTAAGCAAATTAGATTGTGTGAATTTCATAGAGATGACAGAAGGATATCTTAGTAAAACTTGTATATTTATGTCCAATTAAATATTTTCAACAATGAGCTATTTTGTATTAATGGGGAGAAGAATCCCAAAGCAGGCTATAACAGGCTTTAAGTTCCAAAATGAAACAGATAATATTTGTCCTTTCCTGTCAATCAGGATAAGAGGGAAGGAGGAAATTATACCTTTCAAAGATAAAAAGGAGATACAGTCTGTAAAAGCGCATCTGTGTTCTGTCTTCTCCGGATTTGTGAAAATAGGCGACTGGTATCTCAAGATGTCGGAAATCAAGGAATATAAACCGGTAACTGCCGAGGATATGAATCCCTACATTTTATTCAAAACATCTAAGTTTGGGAACATAAAAGTTCGTTTCCCAAAAGATGAAGATATGAATGCGGAATTATTGGTATTGGATCAACTTTTTGATGTGGAATGAATTAGTAATCACCTTTTATAAATCAAGCTATGACCTGGAAAGAATTAAAAGACAAAATATCCCTTATGACAGAAGAAGAGCAACGACAAGAAGTTGCAGTATGGGGAGAAAATATGAATCTAATGAAAGATTGTTCCTTGGAGAAAACAGACGAGGATATGTACTACAACTCTGAATGGGATTATACTTGTGAAGAGAGTGAATTGGAACCGGAAGACAAGAATGACCCTGATGTACATAGGGTATATGAAGCAGGAATGTATTATATTTATTCGAATTGATTTTAAAAAGATCTGATTATGGCAGCATTAACAACACTAAATATAACGGAAAAGAACGCTAATAACAGTTTGTCTGTAACTGTTAAAGTGAATGTCACCAAAGAAGGAGTGTTTACCACTACCTTGTCAAAAGAAGATGTGGACAAGATAAAACAGGAGCGTGCGTACAACATCGACCTTTGCATGACTTTCGAGAGATATATTGAGATAGCAGATAAAGATGCGGAGCGGGCTATGGCTTTCTTGAAAGAAGCCTACCCGTTTAATGAAGAAACAGAAGTCTTTATCAGGAAAAGATACAATATGTCTATCGATGTTAACCCAGAAGAAAATCAATTTATATTAAATCATTTTGTTTCTTATTAAGCAACAAAAGACATATCTTTGTCCGAAAAATAAGAAACATGAAAGAGGAAGAAGAAAAGATTAAAGAGGCTATGACTGAAGCCCTGATACATTTAGAAGGTTGCAAATATTTTGTGGCCACGATAGTAAACGAAGAAGAATGTAGGTTTGATATGAGTCAGCGTATGTCTCCTCGTCAACTGGCTTTGGTTATAAAAGGTGTATTATCAAATAATAATATGATGATGATGGATGTACTACAATGGTGCTCAGCCAGGCTTCAAACAGAAATAGAAAAAGGAAAGAAATCAACTAATTAAATATTAATACAATGAATCGCTGGTTTGAAATTACGGTAAAAGCCGAGATTGATAATATCGAGAACGGCAAAAAAAAGAAAGTAACTGAAAAGTATTTGGTGGATGCCTTGTCTTATACAGAGGTAGAATCAAGATCGTTGGAGATCTTTAAGGATTTGTACAATTCTTTCGAGGTTGTAAAAATTAACCCTATTAAAGTGTCAGAAATCTTTTTCAACGGAGAAGCTGAGTACTGGTATAAGTGCAAGGTGAATTACATTACACTGAATGAAAAGAAAGGTAAAGAAAAGAAAACGCCATGCTATATGTATGTCCAAGCCGGCAATCCTAAAGACGCCGAAGCTGTGTTGACTAAAGGTATGCAGGGTACGTTGGGAGACTGGAATTGCGAGTCTATTGCTGAAACAAAGATCATTGAAGTGTTTAAATACGATCTGCAAAAAGGTGTAGAAAAATTGGGAGAAAAGAAAACTGATGAGTGATGTTGTTTCCCGTGTAGCACTTGCGACGGCAATTGTATTATTGGTAGTAGCAGGTGCTACTTTGCTGATAGTGATTAAGACCGAAGAAGTACCGAGATGGTTAATGAACTTACCATATACGTTATCTTTAACGGCAGTATCCTTTTCAATTATATCACTTGTATTGAAATATAGAGAGTGGAAAAGAAATTGTACGTCTGCGAAAGATGCGGACGAAAAGTAATGATAAGAAGTCATGGCTTATGCCAGGCTTGTAGGAGCAAAGAGTTGACTCCGAAGAAAAAAGACAGAATTACATCCATTAAAAACAGCAGCAAGAAGAAAAAGTTAGAGAACCCGGATTTATCCGGGTTTTTTCGTCTTATGCTGGAAGAGTTAAATAATAGTCGGATGTCTATGACCGGTAAGGCTATTCATTTTCCTACAGTATGTAACGTCTGTCACATACTTCCGAAAAGGATATATAAGTCGGTTGCTACTTGCAGGGATAATATAGTTTTCCTTCATGAATCGGAGCATACGGTATTCGACATGTATCTTGACCGGATGGAATTTGATAAACTTGAAACAGAATTTCCTTTTGTGTGGAAGTATGCGGTAAAGAAGGTACTGGATATGGAAAGCAGAGGAATGATCAAGGAAAGAGGTAGGTTGATTATTGAAATAATTGATAGGTATGATAGAAGAAAAGATTAAAATATTAACAGATTTAGGGTTTGTACCTATGGTGGAAGGAGAAGGAAATACGTTGTTTAGAATGAACGATGTTGTGATGTCGGTGTCAGATCCTAACCAAACACCAGAGCAGTTGAAGAAGGAGGTTATGTCTTTAATAAAGAACAGAGACATAGCAGAAAGAGGCGGACAGGTTCCAGTAGTTAAAGAGCCGGCGCCTGAGCCAGAGCCGGTCCAGAAGGAGGAACCGGAAGCTCCGGCGGAGGAAGCCGCTCCTAACCCTGGAGAAGAGGATTCGAATCCGTTTACAGAAAATCAGGAAACGTTAGAACCGTTTTATATCTGTGATGAGTTAAAGAAGATTGAGACTCCCAAATTCGTAAGATTGACATTAGACGACAATCGTTTTTATGTAAGGAAGATGGATGATGGGACAGCCAAGATATATGCTTCGGTAACAACCTTAATCAAAGACGGATATGTAGATGATAAGACAGCACTTCAGGAATGGAAGCAAGAGATAAAGATGCTTGGTCGCAATCCAGAAGAGATAGCGCAGTATGAAGCCGATAAGGGAACGATCATGCACTACCTATACGGATTGTACTTGACAGGTAGAGATATGGTCTTAAATCGAAATTTTATAGTTAAGACAGTGCAAGAAGGTAAGCTGAAGATATCGAAGAAAAATCTTGACCGATTTTTTAACAGCATAGATGATCTTGACGATATGATTGTCAGGGTCATGAAGTTTGCCAAATTCTGTTCTGATTACAAGGTGAAACCGATGATGATAGAAAGAATCCTTTCTTTAGAGGATTACCTTGTAGCAACACCTATTGATGCGATGGTTAAAATGACATTCAAATACAAAGAAGAAGGTTATTTTGGAGCCGTATATCAAAGGGCTACAGGGCAGTTCAAAAAAGGCGATCCGAAGAAGGAAGTAAGAGAAGTGGAGAAGGAAGAAGTGGTCATTCTTGACTTTAAATCGGGAGGTATATGGGAATCATACGCATTCCAATTAGAAGCTGAAAGAAGAATGGTTAAAGCATGGTACGGAATTGACGCGCGTATTATGAACTTTTCTCCAAAAAGCACGAGCAGTAAAGGATATACGCTGAAAGAATGGACAGAAGATAGTGTAGCACTTGAAAAGGCGGACTGTGTGTTCCAACAAGGGATGTTGAATCACCTTAGAAAAGACAAGAGGTTCAAAGTGAGAAAAGGAGTGCTGAATATCAATAAGCCATACAATGAAGAGGATCATATTGTTGTATATGATATTGCTGAGGAAATGTCTAAAAGATTCGTAATATGAGTGATATTGTTATTCCTGAAGGAGATTATGTGGAAATCGTAAAACCGATATGTATCAATCATTTTGGTGATTATTTCATTAACATCAAAAGGGGGTCAAGATTAAGATTATCGAAAGATTTGAAAATAGGGGATAAGTATGCAATATGCATACTTATATCTTACGAGAAATATGGCAAGAATGTTAATGTAATAATGCCTATACTGGTTAGAAACACAAGAAGAGTATGAAAAGAAAAATTAGAAGAACCGGGGAGATAATAGACATAATCACCTTCAGCGGCTCAACTACAAGAAGCGACTGTGACAAAATACAATTCTATGACAGCAAAGGAAGTGTGATAAATGAGAGTTTAAATTATTATCTCGATACCCTTCCTGTGGATGATGAAAACAAAGACGTGGATTGGGAACAACGTAGATTCGATCTTGTTAAGGCTTATTCTATTGAGTTTATCAAAACACTGCATAGAAAAGGAGAGATAGATTGCGGAGTATATGTACCAGATGTGGTGTCATGGTCTATAACTATAGCAGATAGAATCATAGAAGCAATGAGAGGAGTTCAAAATGCTTGATTTCAGAAGATACGAAAACGTACCTCGGTTTCAACTTGACCGCAGGCCCGGAAGGAGCCGACTGAAGCTAACCTGCCCGGCTTGCGGAAAAAGCCGGTGCCTCACTCCTTATATTGATGTGGCAACAGGTCAGGTTGTTGGCAACGAGTTCGGAAGATGCGATCACGAACGGACTTGCGGTTACGATAAACGACCCACTGGTAAGGATGTAGGTGATAAAGATCTTTGGATTTCGGGAAATAAGTGTATAAGAGCTTATCGTCCTCCTGTAAATCCTGACGTTGTAAATTACATACCTTTTAGCGAGTTTGAGAGGACTGTGGTTCCAGATGATAGAAACACCATATTTAGATTTTTATCGTCTCTATGGGGAAAAGAAAGGGTATCTGATGTATTCAGAAGGTATCATGTTGGAACAATGGATTTATGGGGATGGAAAGGATGTTGTATATTCTGGCAGATAGACAAAGATTTTGTATGCAGAACCGGCAAGATCATGGACTTTTATATAAAGACCGACAGCCAGGGGAATAAGATTGATGTAAAAAGAGTGAAGGAAAAAGACGGTGACAATGAGCGGCCTCATGTTATGTTTTATCACTCGTTGCATGCAAGAGACTTCTTGTTTAGACAATGCCTGTTCGGAGAGCATCTTCTAAGCCAGTATCCGGATAAGGTGGTTAATCTGGTGGAATCAGAAAAGACGGCTATTATATGCGCTGTGAATAAACCGGATGAGCTATTTGTAGCTACCGGTGGGTTGCAGAATCTAAGACCGGAAGTGATAGATGTTTTAAAAGATAGAAAGACCGTAGCTTTTCCGGATAAAGGACAAGCATTTGACACATGGAGTAAAAAGATAGATGGGATGATGATGAAGTCAAGGATAAAAGTATCGGACTATCTTCAAAATGTTGAAAATGTAGGAGACGGAGATGATGTGGCAGATTTGATAATTAATAACAAAGTAAAAGAGAAATATTATGAGCCTGGACGTTTATATTAAAAGTAAGAAAAAAGAAGAGGATCGTGAATGGGTTGCAAACATCACCCACAACATGAACAAGATGGCACAAAGGATATTCGTATCAGAAAATAAAGAAACACTGTACGATTATGTTTGGAGACCAGAAGAATTGTATAGAGAAATATATACCAATGAGATGAAGAATGTACTTACAAAAGGTATATGTATTATGATCTCCAAGAGAAAAAGTCTTTTGAAATACGAGCCAGAAAATGGATGGGGGTCTTATGATTCATTTCTTAAGTTTCTTATCGAATACAAAGAGGCGTGTGAAGATCATCCAGGTTATATAATTGAAGCAAGCAGATAATATGGAAAATTACAAAAACACTTTAAATGAGGTAGTGGTGATCGAATCGTCACCAGAAACGTATTTTGTTTACGCTATTCGTAATGCTATTCGTATCTCTAAATGTGCGTATCCGACAGCCAAGAAAGTAATTTTCAAAAGAGAGGACGTAGAGGTAGAGATCTCAGAAATGGAAACTGAAAGCAGTTTGTATGAAAAGTTTAAAGAAAAACAAAAGAATAGGGTATGGAACTTAATGAGCGCCAACAACGGGTTTTAAGAGGTGAAATTTGTCCTTATTGCGGAAGAGAAACTGAGCTGGTAAATGCCGATAAAATATATAGCAGAAAAGGCTTAGGGATGGTTATGATGTGCAAACCATGCAACGCTTATGTCGGTGTTCATGAATCAGGGCCGAATAAGGGAAAAGCTAAAGGCCGGCTTGCGGGGCCATCACTGAGGTCTCTTAAGATAAGAGTCCATGCCGAACTTGACAGATTATGGTCTACGCCGGAGGAACGGGAAAGGATGTATAAAGATTTATCTGAATTTCTATCTATACCGGAAGAGTACACACATATAGGTATGTTTGGCGAGAAGACGATGGGAAAAGTATTTCAATTCTGTCATGTAAACAAAGAGCGATCAGGTTCGAGAATAGAATGGCATAAACCTGGAGATAAGTGCCCTAATAAAAACAATCAAATAGTGTCAGGAAGTAGCGCATGTAGAGGATGTCCTGAGTATCTTCATGATGAGAAAGACGGGTATGTCTGGTGTGATCCTGATATGAGTTACGGCAGGTTGAAATAGGGCGAGAATTGCCTATCTTTGTGCTATTATCAATCAAAAAAATGTAAGAAGATGGGCAGATCAACAGAGTACTACAGGACTCATCCCGAAGCCAGGAAGAAAAAGGCTAAAAAAGACAAGGAGATAAATGCCAGACCGGAACAGAAAGCCAAACGCCGGGAGCTTGGTCGTAAAAACTACGAAACGGACAAGAAGAAGGGTAAGGGCTGGAGAAAAGGCAAGGATTGTTCTCATACCAAGAACGGTCTTAGGTATAAATCAGTAAAAGCTAATAGGGGATCCAAATCGGATACAAAAGGTGACAAAAATGCACGAGGAGATAGCAAATAGGATAGATATAAGAAGGATATTCAAGACCTCTAAACAGGTCATGGAAGAGGCGTATGAGAATATCTTGAAATACAGGCGGGGAGAGCTTATCCCCGCTAAAACCGGATACGATTATATTGATGAGGCTTTGCTTGGAGGTATTTTCCCTCAGCATGCTATTGCCATAGGAGCCCGGCCATCTGTAGGTAAATCGTATGTGGCCCAAAAGATATTGGAAAATGTGATGAATCCGATGATCAACCCGCAAGCAGAAGATTATTTTCTTGTTAATTGCGAGTTCGAAATGAATCCTCAAGATCTTCTTCTTCGTAGAATGAGCCAGGATATGAAAAAGCGGGCTCCTGAAATATTAAGAAGGCAAGATTCTAATACAGTGGAAGAGATGAGGATGTTTGAAATTCTTCAAGGTGAAATCAGGAATAATATAATATACATCGATGCTCCGTGTACGGTAAAAGAGTTTGAGGCGGCTGTGTATCATATAGCTACCAAACATAAAGACAAACGTCTTATAATATTTAAAGTCGATCATATTGCTTTGATAAAAAGAATGGGGTTAGATCCTAAGTCGGCTATAGATGATTTGGTGGCGGTTATGAACGAAGCTAAATTAGTATATAAAAACATATTTTTCCTCATCATATCCCAATTCAACAGAGAAATAGAAGGAAGGATAAAAAGCCCACAAGAGCAGCCTCCGCGTCTTTCTGATTTTTACCAGTCTGATACGCTGGGTCAGTTATGTACGTTAATGATAGGTTTGCACAATCCTCGTAGGTACGGGCTGGATAAGTATATGATATTTGGGAAAGATTGGTATCAGACTCTTGATAGGTTTAAAACTGAAAACAAAACATCATTCAGGACAGCCGGACTGGTGTTTCATCATATACTGAAGGTAAGGCAAGTTAGTATGGAAGAGCTTACTAATACAATCCACCCAGAGATCTTGCCGGGGCATGGATGGATGTACGGGGAGGGAGGGACGAAGTTCGTGAACCCCAACCAGCCGCCGACGCAGCCCAAGCTCTATACTGTGGAAGATGTTACGAACAATCAGGAACAAGAACAAGAGACAAAAGAAGAACAGTCATTGTATTAAAAAAAATAAGAACCATGAGACTAACAGTAGAAGAAAACGAATACCTGATAAGTAAGTTCCTTTTGGTTCTTACTGAATTTGCAGGGGATGAAAGAGAGATGTTTTTAATCAACTCCATACATGATAAGGCGGTGGCGGATATGAATTATCGTCTTCCGTCTTTAATAAGCAGAGAACGTAAAAGACGAGTCATTGAGCTCCTTAAAGAAGGAACCAGAATAATCAAGGACTTTTCCGGCTATGCAGGTGATATGGGTATGATTAACGAATACGATCGTCTAAAGAAAGAAATAGGTACCGTCCAAGACCAGCTTGGTGACGTAGAAGGTCAACTTCGGGCAGCAGGAGAAGTTATTAAAAAAGAACTTGATATGATTGCTGACCGAATCAAAGAAGACCTCCTCGACCGGGAGCTGGCTAAAAGTAATGCCGAGGCTGAAAGAAAAGCCAAAGTAGATCCGAGATACGAAGTAGCTTTAGGTGATTACAAGGAAATGTTGGAAGTGATTTTTACAACCAGAAACAAGTATTCTACGGTAGATTCTGTACATGACGATCTTCGCCAGTCGGTATCTACCGGTAGAAATTCGATTATTAAAGAAGGGTACAACAGTTAAAAACAAGGAGGGAATATGGAAAAGAAGGAATTTAAAGTAGGAGAAGTATTTGATGCCGGACTTGTAAGATTAAAATGTGTGGAAGGTGATACATGCGATAGGTGTATATTCGAAGATTACGATTCTTGTTCATGTACAGACATAATTGTTGGTCTATGTGGACATGTTGATAGACAAGATAACAAGAATGTTATTTTTATTAAAGCTGATTAAAAATGTACATCAATTTCAGACAACTTGCAGCATCAGACATGACCCCTAATGATCTTGCTAATCTTCTTGCCATAAGACAGAAGGATACGGTTATGATCGAAGCCATGCCGGAAGAAGATGCTGGGAGGTATATAGAGCTTGGCCTGGTTGAGAAATTAAAATCAGGCGTGATGAGATTAACCAACAAAGGAACGTCTTTTGTAAATTATATAGAGACACCGGAAATGACAGACGAGGTTCTGGAAACGTTGAAGATTATGATAGGAATGTACGAATCGTATTCAAAAGACATAGGTGTCAGCAGAAAAGAAGCGGAATCCAGGTTGTGTTGGTTTATGGGTAACACCTCATTCAAGAAAGAGGTCATACTTCAGGTAACGGAATCTTATATAGCAGAGTCAGGAGATTATACAATGAGCTTATGTAACTTTATATGGAAACCGCCTTCTCAGGCTTTTTCAGTCCATATGAACCTTAAAAACTCAAAGCTCTTCGACTTAATAGCTGAAAAATTCAAGATCGCTACCGAGCCTTATTTGGAGTCTAAGAAGAATAAGGAAATGGATTGGTTGTTTGCCGTATCTAAATTGCCTACGCCGCCGGCTAAAGGCAATCCGGATTATTTGTTTACCGGAAGTTCTGAAACAGACAAAGAGAGATTGAAAAACATAAAAACGTATTTATTTAACAAAATTAGAAAGCAATGGAAAAAGTAGAAATCAGAAAGATTATAGAGGATATAATTATTACTCAGTTTCTTAATTCAGAAATGGATATAGTTCATGAAGAAGATGTGACGTTTAAAGAACTTGGATTAGATTCTTTTGATCAAATTGAACTTGAGATGATGGTGGAACAAAAATTCAATATTGTTGTTAATGATGACAATATTAAATCCATCAAAGATATGACTGATCTTGTTTACAAAATAAAAACAGAAGGACATGGGAAATGATATAATTTTATGCATGGCTTTAATAGCATCATTTGCTTTTGTTATACAGTTTTTGTTGTCGATATTAGGATCTGATCTGGATACGGATATTGACAATGCTTCTGATTTAAGTATGTCTTTGTCGGACATCATATCATTCAAAGGCATAACACATTTTATTCTTGGATATAGCTGGACTACGTACTTTTCGGGTTCCCATTTAGTAGGGGTCGTAATAGGGTCGTTTTTCTTTATCGTTTTGTTTTACGTATATAAATTACTTCTTAAGTTAAAACAAGAAATGGTGTACGAATGTCCGGAAGATTTAAATGGCAGAGAGGTGGAGATAGTGTTTAGATCAGGGAAGAATCATTATATGGTAAATATTTCGAAAAATGGAAGACAAGAGCAAATGAGAGTAAGATGCTTGTCTGGAAAAACTTACAAAAACGGTGACAAGGTGAATATAAAATATGAAGAAGGAGAATTAAGTATATAATTTAATATGGATTTTGGACAAGATTTAGAACCAGAAGAACTGACCAATCATTATGATCAGTGTTATGGAATTGATTTTGAAACAGAAGAAGAGGAGGATGAAGAGTATGACTGACGAGGAATTTGTATTGGATAATAAGAAAAAGGTTGTTGTAAGAAAAAGAATATCTTATTTAAACAAAGGGGATAAAGTGTGGATTGTGTCTTCCGACGGGTATCTGCTGCACACGGACGTAGTTAGAGCCGATCGCGGACGGTCTTATGTGGAGATAGACGGGATTCTGTATTGGAAGCGAGGATTAGATGGCAAGCATCGTAATCGTAATAACTACATGCAGTTTGCCATGACACCAGAAGACGGTAAGAAGTATGTCGTATATTACCCGGAAGGATTTAAAGACAATGACTTATGATGGTCCCGGAAACGCATTTGCTATATAAGGAGTTTAATGGTGTAAAACGTCTTGCCATATCTTATTCCCAGATAGATACGTTTCTTACCTGTCCAATGAAATGGTATAAGACTTACGTAGAGGGCAAAAGGTCTACGGAAAAACAAGAAGCTACATCTTATGGTACGGTTATCCATAAGACACTGGAATACTTTTTTAAGAACGGAAGACAGCCTTCTGGTAAAGACCTTGGAGAAGCAATAAGTTACTATTCCTATCAAGAAGACATACCTTGGCAATCACCGGAAAATATGATGATAGCCATGAAGCAATCCGGGGAGCTTCTTGCTTGGATTGTGGATCTGTTTAAAAAAGACGGGAATAGGTTTATGATAGCTGATAGTGATCTTAATCCCTGCGAGAAACTTATCAGACACGGCGCCATAGTTGGGGTCGAAGAAGATTTTGTGCTGCCGTACCGTCTTCCTAAGCCTGTTGATATAAATGGGGTAATTCATACCCATGTGTACATAGTAGGATCAGTGGATCTTCATCTGGCTATAAAAAGCAAGAACGTAGTTCACCATTATGTCATAGATTGGAAATCAGGGAATAAGGTTTTTGACTCTAAGAAGCTGGAAACGAATTTACAGCATCCTATATATTCATTTTACATCTATAGAAAATATGGTGGAGTTCTGCCAGATATGAACATCTATTTCTTTACCAGAACCAGGCAGTACCAAAAGGTTAAGATAGATGAAGAGCGTAAAACAAAATCTATAGAAATGCTAAATGACACTTTGTCTAAAATGTATGATTTTGAAGATAATAGTGTAAAAACATTTCAAGCGTACATCCAGGGAGCAGAAGAAGCCAGGTATAGCAAGCGGCGCGCCACCCTAAGCCAGCCTGTTTCGCAAAACAAGCTACCCTGCCCGTCGGCGCTGTGTTATTATTGTGACTTTGGATTACATAACAAAAACGAATGCCCTTTCTCTTCAGATTGGGATCCGTCTAAAAAGATAAAACGATGAAATACGAGGATGTTCAAAAGTTAAGAACGAAATACCGGCAAGATCCGGAAGTTATAAACGTAGAATACATGAGAGACGTTGCTGTAAGATGCGGGAATTTCAAGAAAGCGTTTGAGCTTCAGGAGAAGCTGGAGGATATATGGTTCAACTATTTAAAAGGAGTGTAATGAAAGAAGATCTAATATGTGGAGTAGCGATCCTTTTGTATTTAGTTTTATTATACTTACTCACGACAGCTTTCATAAAAACAGGTAGAGCAGTAGAGCGTTATAAGATGAAGAAGAAAACTGACAAAATCAAAGTAGGTCAAAGATACGAACATAAGAGCTACTTTGAGGATCCATTTGAAAGAGGCAAGCATGTGATTAAGATATTAGACATAAAAGAAGGGTACGCTCTATATGAGTACGAAGAAAAACTATATATACGTTCTTCTGTGAGTCTTGAAGATATTGCTAAAATATATGTTTTAATTACTGATATAAAATAAGGGATTATGGAAAAGAAAGTCACAATCAAAGAAGGAATGGATATTTTTTACAAAAATGCAGGGAAAGATATATGGGTCTATATTGGACTTTTTGGAAATAAAGTGCTATCCATTTTAAAAAACAAAGGTGTTATTGCATGCGAAAACGATGCTGAATATTGCGTGTTGATGGATGGAGAAGATCATTTTATAAGTATAGCAAAAGACATGAGTCACGACTATTGTTGTGAGTACGTTGTAGAAAGAGCAGAAGCCTACAGAGACTACCCCTCCAAAGGTGCTACATGCAGTGTATGCCTGTTTGAAGATAATGAGAATAAAGCAAGGGAGATGTTGAAAGAGGCGATAATAGAACTTTCAAAAAATAATATAATAGATTGCGATGGGCTTTGAACTTAGACCTTACCAAAAAGAAGCAGTAGATGCCGGGCTTAAGTTTCTTACAGGAAGATCTAAGAAGCCTGGCATAATCGTAGCCCCATGCGGATGTGGAAAGAGCCTTCTGATATCCAAGATAGCACATGAAATAAATAGACCGACATTAGTATTACAGCCCTCAAAAGAGATTCTGGAGCAGAATTATGCAAAGGCCGTATCATTCGGTTCTAAACCTACTATATATTCTGCTTCATGTGGTATAAAGGAGCTGTCGGCTATGACTTATGCTACACTTAAAAGCATAAAGAAAGACGTAGCAAGGTTGAAAGATATAGGGATAGATACCTTATTGATAGACGAATGTCATTCAGGATATTCTCCTGAAGAAGGTTCTGAATTTATGGAGTTTATGAACGGGTTCCCAGAGGCGAAGGTGCTGGGCTTCACCGCCACTCCCTGCCGCCTCCGAACCTACAGTTCCATGCTGGAAGGAAACTATAGCAAGCTCAATATGCTGACGAAAGACGAGCATAACTTCTTCAAGAAAATAGTTCATGTGACTCAAATACAAGAACTAACTTCTCAAGGGTTTTGGTGTCCACTTAAGTACGAACGATGGTCGTTTGATGAATCAGCTCTGATGTTAAACAGCACCGGGGCTGAATACACCAACGAATCTATTAAAGAAAGTATTGTACGAAACGGCTTAAACAACTCTATCTACAAGCGCCTTCTTCAACTTATGAACGAACGTAAAGCCATTTTGGTTTGCATGGATTCTATCGAATCATGTAATAGAATATCAGAGTTCATGAATGCCAAGATGGGAGCTATAACCGGTGTCGTGACATCGCTAACAACCAAAAAGAAAAGAGAACAAATCATATCCGATTTCAAAGAAGGTAAGTTGAAGGTGGTTTTTAATTATTCAACGCTTGCTACCGGATTTGACTTTCCTGAACTTGATTGTGTGATGTTTGGACGTCCAACTTTCTCATATTCAGTATATTACCAAGTGCTCGGTCGATGTGTCCGCATCCATCCTGACAAGAAAGAGGCGCTGATAGTTGATTGCTGCGACAACATGAGGCGTTTCGGTCGGATAGAAGACCTGACAATCGAGCAATTCCCTTCTAAGGGCTGGTGTATGTTTGCCGGCAATCAACTTCTGTCTAATATAAGGATGGGTGATATTATTACCAAAGACGAGATCCTTCGTCGGGCAGCCTCGCTTAAATCTGTGAATGAAGATGGTAGGAGAGAAGACGATCTTGACAGTATAATAATGTGGTTTGGAAAATATGAAGGAATTAGATTCAAGGACATACCGGTGTCGTATTTTAGGTTCTTGGCTGAGAATATGGCAGTAAAACCAGGAGATAGAAAAGAAAAGATTATCGAATATTATAATAGGATAAAGGCATGAACAACAAGAGAAGAAAAAAAATATCGGATGTTATTAACAACGTAAATAAGTACGAAACAGATTTTGAATACATCAAATCAAAGTTATCGGAGTTGAAGCACAACATAAATTCAGCCAAAGATGATGTTGATATGATTTTAGACGAAGAGACTGAGGCGAGAGATAATATACCGGAATCGTTACAAGACTCAGAAAGATATTGGGAATCAGATCAGGCTGTAACTGATATGGAGGAGGTGGTTGATGGCATGGAAAGTATTATAAATGATATAGATGATGTGATTTCGACCATAGATGGGAGCATTAAAACCATAAATGGTTCTATTAAAGTAAATTTGGAAGGAATAATATAAATGGAAACAAATGAATTAAGGGAAATACTTAAATTGTATGGTCTTCAACATGATGTTGTTATCAACAAAAGTTCAAGAAGGTATTCCATTGTATTGGATAACAATATAATAGGAACCAACCACGCCGAAGAGAGGGTGGTTGTATTCCGTCCTGTACCAGAAGGGAAAAACACATTCTGCATGGAACGAGATAGATTTTATACGGAGTTTGAAGAAGCTTTTGATGATGATAAAGCCATAGAAGCCGTAAGACAATATTTTGAAAACAACAAAAACAGAAAGTCATGAACGAAAATGAAGTATTTAGATTAAAGGGCAGAATAGCCATATCCAACCTATCACGTGAGGACAAGGATATGATAAATAGCATCCTTGATGGTATTAACAAAAAGGATGAAGATGAAAAAGGGTATGTCTATACCGTGAGAGTAAAACTAAACAACGGAAAGGTTGTACATGCTACTTTATTTTTCAAAGACAAGAAAGGTCCCACATTTGAAGACTTAAAGAAGGAGCTTGATGATATGGGAGTTAAAAGTGATAATTATAGCAATAACGGCATAATTATCATTAACCGCATTGTCATGAGCGGAGAAGAATTTGACCGCTTTACAGGAGAATGATGGATTATATTATTATATCAAGCGATTAAAACAACGATAAAACAATGGAAAAGATGGACAATAATACTAAAAACATCCTTTATCCAAAAGGATCTATTTTTCGCATGTTGGAAAGTGATGTAATCAGTTCCGAATTAGAAATAGCCAGAGGAGCTATAGTGGAGGCAGTATCAGACATAGAGGTAGATGATGAATATGCTGAGGTTTGTTGCAATGGAGAGACGTTTATCGTAGGAACGGACATTATGGGTATTATTCCTGTCAAAGTATCCAGAGAAAACAAATCGGTGAAAAATGACATCATTGACGATAAACTACGATGGGATTTACTTCCAATGGAAGAGATTGAGGACATTGTAAAAGTCTATCATGCCGGAGCCAAAAAGTACGATCCTAATACTTGGCAGAATCTTGACAACGGATTTGAACGGTATCGAGCTGCAATGTTTCGACACCTGATGGAATACATGAAAGGAGAAAGAATGGATTCCGATACAGGATGTTTTCATCTTGCACAATGTGCATGGAACTGCATAGCTATGCTGTGGTATGACAAGCACGGGAAAGGATTAATACCAATAAATAAGGAGGAAAAGAAATGACAATAGAACAACTAAATTATTTATTAAGAAAAGAGCTTTATGCTATAAAAAACCATAAAGACAATATTGATAGAATCAAAAAAGAATACTTTGATTCCAATTATGGGTTAAAAGAAGGAGATAAGATCCGTATTTTACACGAAGCAGGAGATGAAATGATAGGCTTCTTGAAAAAAGTTGAAGTATGTGAAGACGGAGATCTGTACTTGACAATCCAAAAACAAAACGAAAAAGGCGACAGAGGCAGAGGAACATGGAATATGTATCTATCATCAAAATCAATTAAAATAGAAAAATTATTAGATTAATAACGATATGATTAGAGCAAGATTTTACATTAAAAAATCCGACTGCGGTAACGACTACCGTCCAGTCAAATGGCCTATAAAATATCCATATTGGTGTAGTGCAGAATCCAGTAATTCATTTGTATTGGTGGCGTATGCTGAAGATGAAGACAGCATAAAAGAACTGTGGCCGGAGGCGTATGATATTAATGTCTTAGAGAAAGATACCGAAATTAGATTCACATTAAGATTCCCTAAGCCGGAATGGTATGAATTATATGAAGAAATGTATGACACATTTGTGTGGATTACAGACACATGTCTACAAGATGGTAAGATAAGAAAAGTAAAAGCTAAAATAGAAGATTATGATGGTACTTTATTAGCCGACACCCCTAACCGGTTCACTCCTTATACGATAGGGCATCAAGCTTTTAAAAGTAAAGAAGAAGCTTTGAAATATGCAGAGGAACAGAGAACGGATTTAATTAAGTCTCTTAAGTTGCAAATACACGAACTTGAAAATCTAAAATTTAAATGCGATGATTGAATAATTTGATTATTTTACAAATAACGATTACATTTACGATATAAATCATTCAAATGAGATTAGTTGAAAGGCATATAGTTAAAGACAACCGGTTTGAGGATATTTGCTTCAAATCCGGCTTGTTATATAATTATGTTCTTTACAACATTCGTCAAGGAATCTTTTCAGGTAACTATTTAAAGGAATTTGATTTATCAAACAAACTTTGCAAAGAAAACCAATTCGATTTCAGGAATTTACCTAATCATGTATCCCAACAGGTGATTAAACAGGTATTTAAAAACATAAAATCCTGGATAAAACTCAAGAAGGATTTTGAAAAGAATCCTTCTAAATACGGAAATCATAGACCTCACCTTCCATCATACAAACAAGGTAAGAAACAAAACATGGTTGTTTTCACCAACTGCAATTGTAGGGTAAAGGGTGATAATTGTATTTATTTTGTTAAAGATATAATCAAACCTATCAAAACGAATGTAAAGAAAGACGAACTAAAACAAGTTAGAATAATCCCTCAAGCTACATGTTATGTAGTAGAGGTAGTTTATGAAAGAAAGGAAACTGATCTTGGTTTAAACAAAGACAATTTTCTTTCGATTGATTTAGGATTGAATAATTTATGTTCATGTATTAGTAATGTAGAAACTAATTCTTTCATTATAAACGGACGGGTTATGAAATCAGTAAATCAGTGGTACAATAAGAAGAAAGCTAAGTTGATGTCTTTTGTTGGTAATAAGGGAACTTCAAATAGAATAAGAAAAATTACTTTGTTTAGAAATTGTTGGATAGAAGACAAATTGCATAAAATCAGTAGATACATTGTAGACTTTTGTAAATCTAACAATATAGGAACAATCATCATTGGATTAAACAAAGAATGGAAAAACGAGATAAATATCGGTAAAAGGAATAACCAACATTTTGTTTCTATTCCTCATTCTAAATTGATTGATAAGATTGTTTACAAAGCAAATCTTTTAGGGATAGAGGTAATTACTCATGAGGAATCTTACACATCAAAGATTGACCATCTTGCTTTTGAACCTCTAAAGAAACAAGAATCCTATTTAGGGAAAAGAAAGAAACGTGGATTATTCCAAAGTTCCGTTGGAAAGCTAATTAATGCTGATATTAATGGAGCTATAGGAATAGCAAGAAAAGTAGTCGGTGATTCTTTCATTGGAAAGATAATCGATAGTGGATTTGTGTTTAATCCGGTTAGAATAAATATTTTGTGATATAAGGTTGAATCTAATGAATAAAATGAATAATTTTAATAACATTAACTACGCAGCAAAAGCCAGAAGAGCTTATTTGATAAACAATTTCGATAAGATTCTTAACAGCCTCAACACGCTTCATTCGACGGTTGAAACCATGACGTTGTTCGTAAACGACCAGGCTTATAATTACATTCTTAAGCTGAAGGAAGTGATTAAGGGTGGTCCTATGTACAAACATAATGTCAAACGATTTTTGAATGATATGGACAAAGAGATAAAGAGGTACAATGCTTCTATCTACTACATAAATAAAGAGCGTAGTGAGGTTATAGCTGATATAACACAAGCGATGGAAGATTGCCTCATGCCATACATAGACGACCTGGCCGGCGCTATAAGGGCAGCCGTGTGGTCGAGGGGTGTGTCCGAGGAGCGGACGGAAGCGGCGGTACTGTCCCTAATCGTATCCTCCTTGGCTACGACATCAGGCAGACTTATCTCAGGTGGATATCAGATCATGAAAGAAATGGGTGGAGGTCAAGGTGGTAATCCATTTACGTTTATGAGCATTGATAAGATAAGACACTTATCTACATCATTGTCTGATGCTATTACCGGTGGAGAAATAGCTCTTGAAGAAAAAGAAGCCAATAACATAACTAAGGCAATGGATGTTTTTATTGAGAAAATGTCTGATTCGGATATTGTCGATAAGGTAATTAGCATACTCGAAGAATCAGAATCTAAAAATAAGGAGGAGCGATCATGAATTATTTGGATGGGTATGTAGAAGAAGTTCTTTCTGAGCCGTACTATGATGATTATGGCTCTGGGATTTTTAGGTGGTGGGTGGAAGTATCTTACATTTGTGAAGGTACAGAATCAACTACTACATTAATGTTTGATACGAGAGAAGAAGCAGAGGCAGTAAAACCAGGTTATAAATTTTTATGTTGAAAATAACATGAGGTATTTTGTTTTATTGATGGCACTTGTGTTATCATCATGTTCGCATGATGATAGTCAGGTTAATAACGGATGGGTTATATATGATTTACGTCCTTTAGAAGATGGATGTATAATGTATTATGGTGAAGACGAAAGAATTTCAATATTTTATAATAATAGGCTTATAAAATTCGTTGGATACCAAGGGGAATACAATATAGGAGATTCTATTAAAATCGTAAAAGTGAAATAATATGAAAAATAATTTGAAACTCGTATGTCCAAAATGTGGCACCCCTCACCAGCCTCATTCTCCGCACACGATGGATGCAGATGGATTTGAAAGGTGTGAGATAAGAACGGTCATGGAAGACAGGGGATGGTGCTACGAATGCTCTTTTTGGCAAAATATGTACGACAAGCACAAAGACGATCCTGGATGGGTTAGGATAGACGGTGAAAGCTGGGTGCTTAAGCCTATGGTGGAAAACGTACCGAGCGGATGGAACAGCCTTGGATGTGGTGGAAGAAAAATGTATATCAATATCGAAGGGAAAGGCATTGTTACATCAAATAACTGCTGGTGTCAAGGTGATGTTTCGGACGCATTCAAGGATCTTATGCCTGATAATGCTACTTGGGCTACGAAGGAGGAATTTGACAAAGCTCCTGTAGTAGGACATATCATAGAAGGTATTGGTTTAGTTTTCACAGATAGGGGAGGTCATGAAGTTAATGCTTAGAAACTTATTTCATGTTCTGCTTATACAAGAAAAGATGGTAACTACAACAATCCCCAACCATACAATAGGCGTACGGTTGGGGATTGTTGTCATATCGTAAAATTAAGTGTTTTTTCTAATATCAGATATTCAGTATGAACTTTACTTCCGCCATCATCTATCAAGTCCAAATTAATATAAGCTGTATATGATACATGATGATCACCAGGAGTAAGACGTTTCATTTCTGATAAGAACATAGAATCTAAACCTTGGCCAGACCATGATTCTGGATATGGCAAAGGTGTAAAGTCGGCATCTGTACATCTTATAGCCCAAGTAAAATTAGGATCTGCCCTAACTATTCTATCATGAGGTCCATCAATTACAAGATCTGGCATCTCATATTGGTAACTATCATAATTAAGGACAATAGGATCACTAAAGTTTACACCGTATATAGCAGCAGGTGGAGTAAAGCTTGTTATTAAAAAGGTTCTATTAATCCTATTGGTTGTTCTTAGCGTAAACTCATCAGGTGCTATCACACTTACTCTAAATCCATAATAAGGAGAGGTTGTTAAAGCAATAGCAAGAACCACCGAATCCTGTTCAAGCAATTCCTCTGTCGTATCAACCTGACTATCGATCTCTTGCCTATCTTCCATTGGAACACCGCCTTGGACACTTATGGAATCCAGCCGTTCTTTTTTAGACAGAAAGATAAATTGCCCGCCCTGTGGAATGGTGCCTACTTTCTTTCCTTCTACGATTACCCCCCCCCCTATACAATCGCTAACTATCTTATACTCATATAGTTTAGCATTATTTTCAAATCTTCTTCTCATAATTTCATAAAATTAATTCAGTAAAGGGGCGGACATAACGTGAACTACCCCTTGAACCTGCATCCAAATGATCTCCTTGGATGTTTATATCATAATACCACGAATAGGTAAATCTTTCATCTCGAGTGGATGTCCACATTTTATTATTCATTATCGTACCTCCTACCATTAAAAGGCATTCGTTTATTTCATTCGCATACAATGATATCAAAAAAAACTCTCCGGCGCCACCTACATATCCATTTTGACCATTTTTAAATAAATAGCTATTAGCTTTATTAAAAGCGTAATCTGTATTACTGGTATCATATTTAAGATACGCATTCTGATTTTCACGCCCCCAATAATCCTTTTTAACGGTCTCCATATGAGAACTATCTTGTGCAAATATATTGTCTATTTCTCCATTCTCACCCCAACGAAATGTGCCAATATATTCGGTGGCTATAACAAAACACACTTTATCTACAAGAGCTATTCCATTGCATAGATCATTGGAATATCCTTTATTAGACCAATTTTCTTTTGTATATAATCCTCCATCTACATGTTGGATGTATATGCCTTTATTGATTATAAGCGAGGGATTTACCCCCATCCCTATTTGAAATCTTCGTCTCATGATTTTTTGTTTGCAAGATAGCAATAATTGACAACATAAAAGAAACCGGTTCCCTATCATCTCTGACTGAGAACCGGTAAGAAAACAATTTCAGAAAAAATAAACCTACATAACCTTTCAAGTAAGAACAAAAAACGCATAGTCTACTCTTTGACGATGCTAATATAACATATTGGAATCATACAAAAACAATGGAAGTCTGATATTCTTCGTCTATTTGTAATTAACATCATCGTCCCCTTCCGAATCAGGAGTGGCGCCGATGAAGAACATCATTGACTTGTTGTTTGTCTGCTGCCACCAATTATAGGCGCGCGCTACGTCTTCCGGCGTCTTGATGTTATACCATTGTTTGATAAACGTCTGTTTGGCGAGTTGCCTAAATAACTTAGACTCTCCCTTGTATGTACCGGATGTTACTTTATCAAGTGAATAATTCCTAAGATCGGTAAGATCCTTCAGTTTTCGCCCCATAACAAACGGATCGTTAATGATATCTACCACGTTAAGCTCCATAATAAACGGCATCTGTGAAGCTATTTCGTTTATGGTTCTGAATCCGACATAGGATCCAAATTGAGTAAGCCAACTTTCTTCGTTTTCATCATCATCACGCCATCCGGCAAGAAGCATAGATACGGCCTGCATGATAAGGAACGTGCCGGCATAGACACTGAGACGTTTGAGATTGGTTTTTTCTACCTCATTCATATTGTCTTTATTTTCATTCCAGGCATCTATGATGTTTTTCATACCAGACTCGGAAGCCAGGCTAAATGTTTTGGCTATCATATTCTTTAACGTAATTGACAACCCTTCCTCTTCTTGCATTGTCTGGAAATTGAAGCCACGTCTTTTCCACAGACGTTGAGCCGACAGCACCAACCATCCTCGGTGGGCGGTCATGAACCTGGCTATCCAGTTGCGCGATGCGGCAGTTCGGTTTTCTTCATTCAAAGATCCGTTGCATATCTGCGACAAGCTACGAACTTGATTTCTGGTTATAGCCATCTGGGTTTCTACTTCCTCAACAGTAACACCCGATCCTGGCTTTACAACCACCTTCCCATCCACGACGTCTACCATACTCCATAAAGTACGATCTTTTAATGCGTTCCATTCTCTTTTTATGGTACTCTGTTCTTTATTGCGTTCTTTTTCCATCTTGAAATCTTGGAACGTGTAGAACCGGCCTTTGTAATAACGAACATTGTCCATAGTAGCAATCATAACCTGCGGATCAAGAGGGTAGTTCAGGATTTCCATAAAAGCATACATAGGCGAACGCATTAAGGTCCTGGCCACTCTATTATATCCGGCACCATACATACGATTTCGGATATTGAATATCCCCATTCTCTCACCTATGACATATAATTTGCTTTTTCTATCTATGTCTCCGGTTTCTGCTATACAAGATGGCGCAAGACGGGAAAATTCAGCCGATGCGTATTTAAGGGAGTCTTTGCTTATATACTGTCCTACGGCAGATTCCATGATGAGGTTGATATGACCTGTTAAGGCGCCGGTAGCTGCCACAAATGGAGACAGTGCCAAGTTCATGACCGACATAAACCTTTCAACAGCCATCATAATTCTTGTAAGGTCTACCGTATATCCTCCGATGTTCACCGTAAGTTTTTTGGTGTTCATCCTAATGCCATAATAATGATCGTTGAAGAAGTCCCTGAACATCTGATATGCTTGGGTTGCTTCAGCCTTTTTACCACCTTCAAATTGTTTATTTAGTAACATCTGCTCCAGTCCTTGAGCGAGCTCTATAGACTTCTGCTTTTCGTTGTATAACGATGACTGCATCATAAGCATCGAATAAGAGTAGCCAAAATCGTGAGATACATCATCTTGGTTCTCCAATTCATATATGTAGTATTTAGGTATAGACCTAAGCCTGTCTTCTGGATCATACACTTCTCCTTGCCTGGTCTTACCATATAGAGAATCGTCTACTCTGTCCAGGCACAGATCTGATACAAAATTACGAACCGTATTTTTGAAGTTAATACCCAATCCTTCTACACGTTCTATATCTTGTTTGGATATCTGTGGAATAGCATACAGGTTCGGGCTCTGCTCTTTGTATAGATCAAGGGATTGTCTTTTTATTTCCTTGAGTTTTTGAATCATATTCCACTGCTCTACGTTTTTAGTAGCAACCTCATTACCGTCAGCATCATACTTGATACCAAAGTCATTGAAATACGATTCGTCACGATACAGGCTTTTCTTAGGCATTCGATGACCATACCCATGATCTTTTACATAATCAGGATTACGACCGCTATTTTCGGCTTCAGATTCAGCCACCCATGCCCTTGCAGGGTCGAAAGACAAGTACGATATGTCCATGCCATAATCTTGGGTGGATGTACCGTTTTGTACGTCCTTAACCATTTGCGCCACATCTATCTCACCTCGACCGATTTTGTCGATCATAGCTGCATATCCGGTAGGCGCCATGCGTTTATAGTACGAAAAAACCTGGCTTCTGGCAAATTCATTAACAATAGCATTAGCTTCTTCTACGCCCTCTTCTCTTGTATTATTTAAAAATAAGCTGGCCATCTTAGCATTAACAGCATTCCTGAAATCTCTACCGTCTAATTCTTTGCTTATACCAAGCTTTTCTGACAGGTAGTTGGTTTCAGATACGGTAAACAGATATCGGTTATCAGCAGCCTTAAACAGCTTATCCCTTAAAGCCTGAATCCTTTTTGCTTTCTTCGCCGTAGTATGACGTTGTACGAACTTCCATTCCACTTCCTTGGAGTCAGCAAGAGCATTTAAATAAGACTGATTTACTTCGTTTTCAGCCTTACTGCTTTTAGTAAGGTACTTATCAATATCTTCAAGACCCACCATCTTAGCATAATCTATCAAAATAGCGTAATCGGCTTCAATAGCTTCAGATGCGGCCCTAAAAGCATCTCTTTCAGATGAGGTAAATGTCGCTTCGTTAATCTCTCCGATATCAGCCACATCGCGATTGTTTCCGATTATTTCCTTGATAATAGCCTTATTTTTTTCTATATCTTTCACAATAGAATCCACGTCAGTCGCATCTCTATCACTTGTCGTAGAACTAATGATATCATGCGCCATTTTAAGATACGAAGCCTTGTTATTTGATTCGGTACGTGCCGACTGTTCTGATTCTACATCATTCCAAAACCGATCGTTGAATGACAGGTGACCTCCCAACATAAGTGTCTTCAGCGCAGCTTCTCCTCCAGACTCGCTCTGAATCGTTCTTAATTTTTGCAAAAACGATTCTGATACGGCATTAGTGGCATTATTTGATTCCTTTCTCCAAACTTCATTTATAGCTTGTATTTCTTTGGCCATCTTAAGTTGGTCGCCGGTTTTTTCCACTCTCCTGGTTCCTACATATATGTATTCTGAAGCTGCTTCCTTACGTTGTTTACGAAGCAGTCCTTCTTCTTCGTAATTGCTGCTTTTAAAATAGGCAACCTCATCAAAATTACCACCGCTATCAATAAAAGGCTGCCTCAATATCCGTTTTTGCCGGGATAGGGCATTAAGGTATTCTTTGGTTGTTTGAGAAACCGGATGCCCTAATTCTTCTTCAGCCTTTTTGTATATGGATTCCATTCTTGTGGCATAACTTTCGCTAAATTCCAGTTCCGAATTTTCAGCATCCCACTTTTCCATCTGCTCTGTATAGATCTTTTCCTGCTCGATGGTAAAAATATCGGTATTAACTCTATCAGACGATGGTTTGAATTTAGCGTTTTCAGTAACCGTATTTCCATCCTTGTCAACTACTTCTCTTTTAAATACGTAATTACGGTTATTGTCAACCACATCACCAATTTCTTCTTCTGATATCTCTATGTTCATGGCAGTCGCAAACGCTCGCATCTGCGCCAGCTTCTTATTACGATCGTATTTAGCCATATCAAGAGCACTACGAAGGTAATTAGAAGTTTTGCCGTCTACTTTCTGAAGCAGTTTTTCAAATTCAGATTTGTTAAAACCATGCTTTTTCGCATATGCCAGGAAGTCGGATATGGCGGGCTGGGCATTCACCATCGCATTGTAATTGTCTTTGGCAATCATAGCTCCAAGAGCGTTATTGAACGGACTGGAAGAATGCTCTAATATACCAAACCACCTACTTATCCAAGAAACATCGTGTTGAACCTTGTCGAAAAATTCTTTTACTCTCTTTACCTTATCTGCCGGCACATGAAGTTCGTTCATTAACTTATCAAGCAACGTGCTTTCATCAAGGTCTTGTACTGATTTAATATCAGACTGAATACCATTGATGTCGGCAATGACGGTATTGATCCTATTTGTATAATCCTGCTTTTCACGTTCATCAAATTCGGTACTTCTGTTACGGATATATCCTCGAAGATCGTTCATGATCGGAAGAACCTGATTGTTGATAATATCTACGTTCTTTCGATCATTGGTATTGAAATGAAGCTTGCCGTCTTTGGTATCACCATGAAGGATGGTGTTCACCACATTACTTAAGTATCTGACCTGAGCTTCGGCTGTGGAGATCATGCTGTTCATGGCAGCCGCCATCTCATTCTTGTCTATTTCGGTCTCTACCTTATTTATCTTATCTTCTATGGTCTTAAGCTGAGCAAGGGTCATAGACGTAGTTACAGCCCTATCAGAGCTTATCTGACGTAAGTCTCTTAATGTTTTTCTTAGTGATCTGATCTTAGACTCAAGAAACTTGTTCTTGTTCATAGAAGAAAGGGAGTATAATGTAAAGTCATTATCCTTTAACAGAGAGGTGTCAAATCCTTTATCTATGTCAGTAATGGCAAGATCACGAATGTTTTTAATAACGTTATTCAAATCTTGTCTTTGGGTTGATAAAGCTGATTTAAGCCAGCTTACGATTCCAGAGAGAAGCTGCCGGACGCGCCCCAGGAAGGAGGTGGGCTCTACCGGCGCCTGTGCTGTGCCGGTCTGCATCTCCCTGGCGAGGATCTTTCCAAGAATTTCTCTCCTAACAGCATTATCAAGCTCAGCTCCTTCATATACCTTACCGTATGTATTATAATACTGACCTGCATATTGGTTCCACTCTTCCGTACCTTCTACATCTTGCAGAACAGCCTCAACAGCATTCTGATCTCTGTATGCCTCTACAAGGAAGTGGGCTGTTTCTTCTACTAAATCAGATAAAGTAGCATCTTCACCAACTGCTATTACGTTATTGGCAATATCCGCCAATGCCTTAGCAGAAGGTTCATGCCCGTATTTGGTTTGGTACTTCTCTATATAATCGGTCATACCTATGACACTAACGCCAAGCGTTTTCAGTATCTCGACAATAGAATTTCGTTGATCACGTTCCTGCCTGCTATAATCTGATACGATCTTAGCTTTAGTATCAGCATAAAGATCGTTGTCTTCTAATATGAATGAAACTACAAGCGCATCAAAATGATCGTACTTGGCGTCCAATTCATTGTATCTTCCTGACTTGAGATCGTTCTTTATCTGCTCTTTGCTAACCCTTTCCGTTCCTCCGGTGGCGAGCCTCATAGTTACCTTACTATTATCCAACGAGCTTATGGTTATCATACCCTGGTCGTTCATGGAAACATCGGAACCAAAATGATTACGGAGATCGGTGTAGGATAAGGCTGAATTGAAAAGTCTAATTTGTCCTGTATGACCTTCTCCTGTAAGATAATAGCTTCTTGTTTCAGGATCGAATATCTTAGATCCGGACAAAAGACCTTTCTTTATAAGGTAGTTAATTATACCACCTTTTGTTGATAAAGAAGTAGAAGCAGAAGCGGTCATGACCGGTATAAAAGATTTGGGATTATTAAGAACATACTTTCCAGCTTTGTAAGTAATGTCTGCCACGCCATCCCAGGCAGATTCTTGAACGGTGCCGGATAAGAATCCTATTCTAATATCATTCCCGCCAGAGCGAAGAGCTTCTCCGTAATCTTCAAATAATTGACTACGATTGTTCATGAAAAACAAACGAGGCTCTCCAGTCTGATACGTTACACCCACAGGATTAGAATCTGTTTCTGGTAGCTCTTCTGGGCTAAATATCTTAAGACCGTCTTTTATAACCATATAATTAACACCCTTATCCTGTACCATAGATACGGGAGTAAAGTCCGAAGATATAGCATCTTGTAGATACCGCCCGGCGTCTATTCCAGGTCCTTCCGGTACGGAAATACTTGACGGAACCATAGCATCCACCAACATAATATTATCACCCAGATCTTGGCTGTAGAATCCAAAGCCCGATTCTCGGATTTCATAAGGTGCATCTGATTTTGACACAAGAACAGGATTACTCATCTTAGAAGCCTTATCCAGCACCCTTTCTCTATAGGCTTCTGGGATAAGGTCGATGTTAGATTTTACCTTATTATAAGCCTGTTTATTAACAGGTACATTCCTTCTCCAGTCACCAAAAGCCTTTAAGAACTTATTAGAAAATACGGTTTTAAAAACAGTAGTAGCCCGTTCCCTATTCTCCATAAGAGGAATAGATGCTATTTTATCAAACAACATAGACCTGTCCCCTGATCTGGTAGAGACAGAAACAACTTTCTTTTTATTATCTCTTTTAATAATACACGTTGATACCATGATAAAACATTTTTGTTATGAGACAAAGGTAGTTAAAAATAAAGCATATCATAAAAAATAAAGCCACCTAACTTCTCAGTCTGATGGCTTAAAAATGATATGAAAAAAAATTATAATCTGACGAAAAATCGTCAAGTTCAGCTTATATGTAATGCATGTACCCATCTCGGTGTATAAACCTTCCCGATTCAAAGCGCTCAATATCTTCAGGGCAAATAGGGCCCGAATCCTCTCTCCTGGCTTCAAACCAAAGCCCCGGCTTACGAAGTCGGCAAGTTATGATATAATTGAAGCAATTGTGCGTAAAATGGAAAACAGATCCTACAGGGAAATACCTATCAGCTTGAAATACGATTCTTTTTCGTTTAGTATCAAACGTGATATCTCCTACTATCTTAGCCACGTAATAGCTTCTGCCATTTAACGTTTCATCTGTTTGTGGTATCCAATAATAACCTCTTGCCATGCCACAAATATATAAAAAAAGTCGGACAAGACACATGTCCGACTTTATATTACTTTGATTCGTTTTCAAACCGCTTTATAAGAGAAGCAATATCATCACCACAAATAAACATCATTCGACGTTCTTCTTTTGGTTTATGAGACACTGGAATGGTTTTGTTTATCTTAATCTGATTCGCCAGACCTCTGCCTAAACGAATATCAACTTTTTTACCTTTCATGAATTATTTGTTTAAACAGACCAATTCCATCTATTATAATATGACCGCTTTGCATACGACCATTATTAGGATTATGTAGAAAATTGAAACCACTTTCTTTTTCCTGTCTTTCAAAAGAACTGATATCCTTTCCTCTACGGGCTCTTTCAAAAGCTTTCTTGAACAACTTGCCTCTAAAGGTCTTGACGAGGATCTTGGTAGCGTTATTGCCGGCTTTTACCATTGCTTTCCTTGCCTGGTCCTCCGAGACAAAACTGCTTCGGAAAATATACGATGCTGCTGCTTGTATATCTTGTTTAGTAATCATATGACAAACATTTCTTTCAAGATACTATTTTGTATGCTATATATCAATTTCATCCCATCTCTATCATATACGTCAAAAAAGGATTCACTTAAGTTCTTTGGATTTACATTCAGTTGAATTATGCAATTACCGGTATAAACCTTAATTCCGTAATTATCAGAGTATATATCTTGCATAGTCTCAAATGTCTCAATTAAATTTTCAACAAGGACTCTGTTAAATGAAAAAGATTCTTTACCATTACCTTTAAATGTGATATGATCTAAATTTATGTTGTCAAATTCATACTCTAAATGATTGCCGTCCATCATATTATAAATGATTGACTTTCTGATTATAAATCCCATATTGTTTTATTTTTTAGTTAATACAAATCTTCTGAATACAACTGTTCTCTAATGGCATTCCTATCTACCACCATCTCCTGATTATTGTTTCTAACAAGTTCAGACGCTTCCTCTCTTGTTAAAAACCGATTCTTGCTTGTCAAAAATCCTTGAACACTGCGGTTTTTATGGGCTATACCGTATGCCGCAAGTTGAGATAGTATAGAGGGGTGTCTCAATCCACAGAACACGGTTCCGGATGGTATATTGGTGGGCTGATAGGGACGCTTCTTGCCGTCCTGCACCCAGATGGCAGCGCATATCACGATTTCTTTATTGCACATGACTATAAATTTAATATTCCGTTTTTACCAATATGTTTCTTTTCTTCTTCAGTAGGCCATTCTTTCTTGAACTTACCATGCCACGTTCCAGGAATTACCACCACTTCGTCTCCCTTACTATATTCAATAGCGGCACATTCAGAACAAAGAGGCTTGCCTTCATATCCCTTTAGCGACTTATCGTAAATACGATTCTTACAAGGTCTTATAAGAGCCCAATAACAGGATGTGGCTGTATTATCTATACAGCCACACTTTGAACATACAAACAAACTCATCCCGCAATCTCCCAGTCATTAGACATAATATCATGTTCGGTTGGATTCCAATTTGATGCTACTTTTTGACCTGTATCTATCATCAATATATTTACGTCAAACATACAGATATACTTTTTACCCCAATCGATTCTTTTTATCTTACGACCTAATTTAAGCCGTTCTAAAGCCTTTTCGAATGTCATGCCATGACGAGGCAGTTTGAGATACTGTTCAAGTCTGTCGGCGGCTTCATTTGGTGTATGGCCATCGTATTCGAAAGCGATTTCTCTTTCAGGAACATCAAACAAATCCCAGTATTTGCTTTCATAGTGATTAGATACCTGACCGGTAGGTAGGATCGCCATCACAATAAACCAATCATCAGAACCGAAGCATTTTTCTCCGTCGCTGTGTCTCCTTGATTTGCAAACTTCAACCTGTCCGCTTCTGGCTAATAGATTAAAGAAGGCAGCGTTATACAACATGCGATACCGATACAATTCATTGAAAGTGTGGTATCCGTCAGAGACTTCTCCCACGTCTACAGGCTTCTTGTTTTGAATACTACCCAAAATCTTCTCTACATAGAGCTGTATTTTATACAGACCCATTTCGGTGTGGCCGTATTTGTTCAAGATATTATTGACATCGTATTGTATATTAAAATCTTTTTCAAATTCTACTTCAGGATGATTAGGATAGCAGTAATCTACTGATGCTTCTAACACTGACTTTACGTGTTCTATTATCCTCGCAACATCATCATGTTAAAAAAAATGCTTAAATCTTTCAATGAATTTAATATCTTCGTTGATTGCTGATTCGAACTCTTCTTTTGTCATCACTCTAATTACATCTTTAAAATCTTTTAATTCCATGATTTGTTTTAAATTAATTGTTACTATACTTTCTTTATCCTACAATACAAACCCCACAAAAACTCAGCGGAGAAACTATCCCATACATTATTCTTCTGCCAAAGTTCTACTTTGTTAACAAACCAAGACCATGTGGGACCCTCATATGAAGAATCAGATGATGATCCCAATCCGATTTTCTCCATTTCATTCGCCACATCAGAATAAGGGTCTAAAATTACTCCCCTAATCATGTTAATGATATCATCCTTGTCTAATGTAAATTGAAACCGCTCCTTGTTAGTAAGCGAATCTTGATTCAATTTACCAGTCGCAAGCCATTCTCCATCATGATACAATTCGGCAAGTTTCTTTACCTTATTTTTAAGAAAAGAATACTCTTGTGTGACTTCTATAAAATCAGCTTCGTTAGCTTCACCCTCTATGAAGATAACGGTTTTGCTTCCAGGTCTATGATCGTCTAAGCTTGCCGGGATTCCCAATATCGTCCATCCTTTAAACTCAGCTATCTTAAAACGCATGACATCAAACACCTTATAGAAATCATCACAATCTACAGATTCTATTACCTTAATATCCTCTTCTGTGAATTTACCTCGTATTGGAATAACGTGATGACCGGGGCAGCCATCGGTTCCGAAATATGCGATTCTAACCACGATATTTACAATATTTTAATTTATTTTGCTAAAACATTCATATAACACGGCACATCTACTACGTCTCTTCTACGGATACGCTTATCAAAATAGGAAACCATATAAGTATTTTTACCTTCGTGATCAGGTCTGGGATCGAAACATTCAAAAACGAATCTTGTTACACCTTCCAAATGACCAAGCATGAAGACAAATTCGCCACCGTATCTTTTATTAGCCAATTCTTCTACAGTCATAATCTGTCCCCTCCTAATCCTGAATTGATGCTAACATACTTAACACGGACATCATTTCCACGTCCAAGCTGTCCCCAGCCGGGCGATGGCGTTCCCTTAGCCGGAGCAGGGACAGCCCTAAGCCGAGACCAGTCCTGCTTTTGTCTCATGGCTTCAGCCTCTTTGTAATACCGGTTACACAGTTCTTGATCTTCGTAACCAACGTAATCTTCCTTATTTTCCATAAAAAATACTTTTTCAACAAATGTACGACATTCATGAATTAATTAGATTTAAAATAAAACAATATGAATTAAAATAAAAACCCGATACGTTAAAATCGCATCGGGCCTGGTATTGAAAAAACAGGTTCAGATCTTGGGTAAAGACTCGAGCCAATTTTTAACATCTTTATATTTAGGGTCTTTGTCTATTCTATCTCTCAGTTCATGCAATGCTGAGTCCATAACCGTATTCGGTACGCCAATCAACTCTCCTATTAAATACAAGGGTGTTTTATTTGATTTAGATTCGTGTGCTATATTCATGTCAAAAAAAAAGTTATGTGAAACAAACCGGCCACGGGTATTCTATTGCCCGCCGACCGGTATAACATTTTTTTTATTCCTTTTTTTCCAAACGGGAAAAACGGGAATGCGGGAATCATATTTTTCACTATGGCTCCCGCACCACCGGAAGGGCCTGGATCTCAGGTCAGATCCTTCCAGTTTATTTTTTCGCCGAGGTAATCTTGCACGGCAAGCCATCTTATAAAGGCTACTCCTTCGGGAGCATCCGGATCATCCAAATACATTAACGTAGCTTTCACCAACTCGTTCTCACATTTGAAGACCTTCGGAAAACCATCCGAATAGTACATTGCAAAGACATATTGGACATCGCCCCATGTCGCTTTATCCGGCTTCTTCGCTCCGCACTTTTCAAAAATATCTTTTATTTCCGGCTGCTTCCAGATCCTCTTGGATCCATCGACGTTGACCATCTTCTTTACCGCCTCATCAGCAAGAGCATTAGAAAAATGGTAGCCGTAAGTATCTACATATTTCTGATAAGCTGGATCCTCTGCGTCTGCTCCTCAATAAGAACGACCTCTGCCACGTCCTCGACCTCTACGCATCTGAGGTCCGTCACCGTAGTATCTGTCGTCTCCATAGTAATCGGTCGGGTAGGATTCGTAACCCATCCTCCGGTATTCCCGGTCCTCCATTTCATGACGACGTTCGCGCTCTTCGAGCCTTCTTTCCCTTTCTTCCAGCTCGTTTTCGCGTTCTTCCATTTCCTTCATCTTCTCATGCATACCGTAATGATCATAAGGAGGAAGGAACCCATGTCCGTACTCCATGTACGTCCCATCAGAACGACGGCTTCTGCCTCTGCCTCCACCTCGCCTATCTTCTATCTCATCATATCCAGGATATTCTCTGTGTCCTGAATTTAAATCATATACTATCATATTATACTTATTTCAAACGTTCTACAATTAACTTCTTTAAATCTTCGAATGAATCAGTAAGGTCATTCACCTTATTTTCTATACCAGCTATTTTACGATCCTGCTCTCTCGTTTGTTTGAATGCCGGATTGATATCTTCTAATATAGATTCACAAGCCTCTATCTTGGCACGATGGGTATCTACGCTGTCTATTATGTCTTGACTGGTGCTTTTTATAGCATTCAGTTCGTTCATAATCGGATCTATGCTGGTAGATAATGTTATACCCATAGCCTTAGCCACATTCTGGGATTCCGGAACCGTATAGGTCTTGGTTTCGCCAGTGAGCTCTACCGTCAGATCCACCACGCGGGTCTGCATCGCCTGATACTGACCCGGCTGAGGAGGAAGATACCTGGGTTCGGATACGGCTACTACCTTTCCCAATTCGTATTTAGGTACTGTATTAGTATCAAGGGTATGTACCTGAAACCCTTTCTTCAAATCTGAAAACATGATCAAAATATTATTTAGGTGAAAATAGGGTGATGATCTCCATCACCCTACTGAAATCATTTACCTGCTTTAACTTCAGACGCCTGGGCTGCCGCTACTGGAACACAGCAATCCATTAATCTTAACACGCCACGAACTTTATTGAAGTACAGAAGGCGTTCTGTGCCATTTACCATAGCAGCACCCGTGACAGCTACGTTAATAGGGTTCACGACATTCACTCCCGTAACCGGGCAACAGGTGTCGGCTCCTACTGTTGAAACTGTGCTGTTTGCCGGGACCGCAATCTGTACCGGTAGAGCACTTCCGGCTGTGGGGACTACTTGCCTTATCTTAAGAAGGATAAGACCCTCACACGGAAGGGCGATCCAAGCCCGTGGGTTAATACCGAAGACTGTATTTGTCGTACTGACAATAACATTCTTCGTAACCATCTCATACAACGATCCTATTTTAGAAACACAAGCCATATTAGCCTCCTTTCTTAATAAAATCAGACAGCAGCGTTGTTATTGCAACATCCGTTGTTACATCCACATCCGTTATTGCAGCAACCTCCTCCGAATACCTGTCCCCAAGTATAAGCCTGGTAAGGAGAACAAGAGGGGTAGGCCGGGACGGCCGTCGGGCGTAATTGACCAACGATATTCTGGGTTTGTTGCTGAGATAATGCCGAAGCTGTCAAAGCCGCTTTTTCTTCACGAAGTTGAGCAATAGTGTTCTGCATCTCCCTCATTTCCAACTGACAGAATTTGTCGTTGATCATAACGGTTTGGGCGTCAAGTTTCGCAGACAAGATATTGAATTGGCTTGTAGCTTGCTCACGATTGTTAGCCAGACCTTGGTTGAGACCGTTCTGCAAGATATTGGTTTGTTCCAACGTGCGAAGCTGGTTATCAAAACCTTGCTGAGTAATCATTCCCTGAGTCTGGCAAGTGCTTTGATTGATCAACGAACTCAGATTGCAGCAGCAAGAGCTGATTTGATTTCCTATTTCACAACCTTGTTGTTGAACTGCGTTGATAACAGCCTGAGAAGTCATACCTACCTGACCAGCTACTTTATCAATGGCACCCTGTACGTTGCAGATAGCGTTTTGAAGTTGAGTAGTAGAACAGTTCAAAGCAGAAGCAATCTGATCTATGGCGCTACGATTACCTTGAATTGCCTGCATCAAAAGTTCACGACCGTAATCGTTATTCAACTGAGCCGGCAAACCATTGGCACAACAATCACCGCCATTTCCAAAACCGTTACCGAAGCCGCGTCCACCCCACAGCCAGAACAAAACAATTATCCAGAGCCACCAACCGTTAGCCCCACCGAAACCGTCCTGGTTGTTACGACCGTTCATCAAAGCCGCCACCAGATTCGGATCCATTTTATTACCACCTATCAAATTAGCAAACATGCCGGGAATCATTGAAAGAAGACCGTTAGTGGCTGCACCACCACCGTTAGCCCCGGCTCCATCTAAAAGGACGATTTTATCACCACCCATAATTTTATAGTATTTAATTGTTAAACATACGTGCATGAAGCACGTAACAAAGATCATGATTGCAGGGTGGAATATGGGTGTGTTTATTTCCTATAGAAGAGAAGTATTTTCAGAAAAATAAGAAGAGATGAGTAAATATCACCATAGACTCATCTCTTAATCACTTTTTATTGTAATAAAATTCAAGCCATGTCACACAACTTGAATTTATATTTATCAATTATATCATTCAAATCGCAATCTGATAAGTTGAACCATTCTCTGTATATCCCTTTGATATCAAATCTTGCATGAAGCTCGCTCTCTATATCTTTATCCACATAAGCTATTAATGTTAAGTTATCTTCTACAATAGACAACCCAGATAGCCTTCTTTTTACATCAGAGCTTTTACCTATTTTATAAAAACCATTATTATTATTTCTTATTATATATGTAAAATATTTTATACATTTTTTATTATACCTATCGATAGATCTATGTATTATATCTAATACCCGATCGTCATTTTTAATATTACAACAATCAAATATATCATAAATAAAATCTTTAAATAAAGATCTATCACACTTCATATAGATGATACACAGAATCGATTTGGGGAATAAATAATAGTCATGCCTAAATACATGACTATTATTATCTATTATTTGTTCTCCATTATTATCATATCTATATGATATATAATCTATTCCATCCTTAAAATTAAAAGATGATATTACATCCTTAATCCAATGTTTAAAATCATACTTACATTCTAACAATTTATGAACATGTTTTGCGTCAATCATTTTTCTGTCGTTTATTAACACAAAAGGAATACAAGTATTATCCATAATAAAAAAATAGGCCCAAAAGAGAATGTCAGATCCCACTATGACAAACCCTAATGAGCCAAAAATATCTTTCAACATCAAACAACCAGAGGTGGGATCTCGTTGTTCATTGTTTCTGGAGCAAAGATAGGAACAGGATTTTAAATAGCAAATATTTTAATACTTTTTAAATCAAACCAGGGCCCGCATCACTGCGAGCCCTGATCTACACTAATCTAAACTAATACCATGAAAAACTTAAATCTAAAAACTAAAGAACACACAAATGTATGAAAATGTATGGTTTTCACAAAGAATCTGTATCCTGTTCTTTTGTGTGATTCAAGACATGGGATATAGTTCTGATACTTAATCCGGTTTGATTTTGTATCAGATTATAAATATAGGATTTTGAAACTACAGTTCTTAATTGACCTAAATCATTCATAATGTTTTTATACATATTTTTCCTTATTTCCATAATCCCTTCCTGAAACTAATATTGCAAACTTAATAAAAATAATTCATAAACAATGAAAATCTAACTTTTCTTGTATGTTATTGATATACGTACATATATGAGAAAAGTGAGACTTTCACAAGCCTCACTTCCCAAATTATAACTATGAAAAAACTATATATATGTACAAAAATTACCTGCATTCTAATTTGTTAAGATCATCCAATTCAGACTTGCTTACGATCATATCTTGCGTCAAGCCAGATCTGTTTTGGTATGGAGCGTAATCAGTTTCTACCGTCTTAGCCTTCTGGGTAGAATCGTATTTCACCTCTGATTCGGTTCCTGTCAGATTTTGGTAGATAGAGCCGGAACTACTCTCGCTTACTTTAGACCATATCTTATTACCTACTCTTATAAAATTATCATAAATACCTTCGGCTGTTATAACACCATCTTGCTCTACGATATTAGGGCCCGATTTTTCTTTTAACAGATACGGGTGCCTGGTGTAAAAATAGTGTTCAAAATCATTCCCGGCATACGAAGAGTCATACTTCTCCAAATAAAACAATTCTGATAAAGAAGGGTCGGTACTGGTCATGCTATAATCAAACAACATCAACCTGTCTTTTCCAGATAAAGATAATTCTATTGATTTCAAAATATCAGGATCATCAGAAATAAGGCCCAAAGATGGACCAGGTTTGAAGTCAAGATACTTATAGGCATTATCATATAATTTTGTTTTATGGAGTTTGTTGTCAAGGTAAGATTGGTATAAATCGAATAAGGATAATGGGTTTTCGCTATCTTGTTTTTTGTTCATGTATCGACTATACTCCCGATCCACATCCACGTAAGGAACGTCAAGTACCGCCGGGTGTCCAAACGCCATCCTGGTCATTATCATGTCCTCCGTGTTCTGAGAATCCATGAACGATCTGACGTATTTTTTAATGGAAGCCATGAGCGTATTATTATCTACGTTCCGTACTTTCTCTTTATCCAAAACGCCGTTCTTAAAACAAGATTCAGGATATATTTTAGTAGAAAAATGAGTTAGGTTGTGCTTGGCTAACACTGTTGATATTTGATACATCTCGTTAATATCATCTTTGCTGATCCTTTGATATAGATTATCTCCTACCTTAAGCAATGAATGTTTCTCAAACGCTTCTACTGGGTCTATATTGGATTCAGAATAAACGATATTCAAATTATCCATATACTCCGGCAATAATTCAGAATAATAATCTGTGCTATCACCAAGAACATCATCTATAGAAGATGCCAGCGTTGGAGCATAATTTACATCATTATGCCTGGCCACATAAATATCAAGATCCAGCATCAAATTATCTATCTTATTCAAAGATTCTTCTGTGCCATCATAAGTTTCCGATGTCCCTATTATATCTATGCCAAACCACGTACAAGCCTCTTCTATATCCCATATCATGCTTCTTAAATCGGATTCGGTGTCGGCATTAGCCCTATGTAAATAAGCCGATATACGAGCTCTTAGGAACCCTATTTTGCCAGGATTGTAATAAGACAGATCTTGTAACTTAGACAAGGATCTTCTCTTGCCTTCTACCACATCATCCCCTTCTATGTTTATTACCGGAATCTTATTCGTAGATGAGAACTCATCAAACATAGATTCGGCAAATTCTTTATCAGAAACGAATTTCTCAACCAGTTCAGGATATGAATTTCTCAACGATTCAAAAGCAGATGAAAATTCAGAAAAGTTTTTTATGCCGGCTACTGTTTTACGCATAGCATAATAAAGCTCAGAAGGATTATATGGTACCTTTTTACCAAATTGGTTAAACACTCCCTCCTTGTAAACAATAGGACCATACTGATAGTCAATAGACATAAAATAATTATCTTTTTCCCTATCATGTTCGTTAATAGAAGAATCTATTAACTTTCTCATGGAAGTCGAAACCTCGTTTAAAACAGAAGGATCGGATAAAATACGACTTATTTCTGTTTCATCATACAAACCGGATCTCCTTAATTTCTGCTCATTCAGTATCAAACTGCCATCTACATAAAAATCGAAGAGAATAGCATTAGACAATGAAGACGCATTGAAAAAATAATGAGTAGACAAAAGGAAATCCCTTACATCCTTAACATCCTGAGCCGTTAAAGGATCAGCAAAATAAGTCTGACGCTTCATATACGACAGCACGTCTTCTAAAAGAGGTTCACCATTGGGATCGGTATTAAACATCTCTCCTGGAGCCGGGTTATTCCAATGACCGTAATACGACAAAAAACCAGGAGTGTAAGCCTTAGCCCATACCTGAAGAGCCCGCTCGCTGTTTCCTAATACTTTTAAAGCACTTTCGTAAAGAACGGAAGGCTCCCCGTTAGGAGCCTTAACCCGTTTTATTTCATTTTCCTTTTTTTCTATCTGACATTTGACACCCATTGTAATTAACTTTTTTGCAAAGTTAATTATAAAACCGACTTATACAATGACGGATCCCAAATTCCTTCTATATAAATCTCCGGAAAACTCAAACTGCCATCACGAAGAGTGGTGACTTCCAAGCTGGGAATGTTGAAAACAGTACTGGTATCACCAAACTCACCATTCAACTTGATAGCATTTCCGCTGTTATTAGCCTCATAATAAAAATAACAATAATTTTCATTAATGCTTGGATCATATTCGTACCAATATGTTAGATCTTGTATATGATCTTCTATGTTACCAATTTTGTTTTCACCTAATATAAAAATACCATTATTGCTATGATTATAAACCATAGATTCATAACCACCATAATTCCAATTACTATTAAACATTATGTAACTAACATCAGAATCATGATCTTTTAATACAGGTCCTATATGTATATGAATTTTATTAAACTGACATACATAAGGTCTTTTTCCTCCAAGCCTTTTTATATCTTCATTGGATAACTTATTATAACATCCTCCCACGAAATTATCCGCAGCATTAAAAAATCTCCTTCTCATACTCAACACTCCTTATTTAACTCATTTATCGAATCCGAATTATCAGAACCTTCTACGAGATTCTTATTCCTATCTATCTCTTCCTGGCTCATATTACTCATCATATTTTGTATTTTTCTACCAGATTGAGATAAAGAGCGGATGAATGCACTGGAACTTATCTTAACTCCAAGATCCGGTTTTGCCCTAAACGCTTCACCGGTACTGATATTATACAAATCATACACACCTGAGTTCATATAGAATTTATATATCCAGTTTCCACCAGCTTTTTTGTACCCTAATTTGGTTAACTCGACTACACTCATACCAAATTTAATGCCATTACGACCCATTATCTTCTCCGGTATAGGTTCTACCTTAGCCGGAACAGATGTATATGCTTCATCACCGCCGTACAGGAAATAAGGGGTTGTCACCCTTGATATGTGAGTAAGCGGTTCTTCGGATATACGAGGCTCGTCTTTCGCAGCCTTATATTCTTCCCTTGGATTGGATATCCTAATAAAAGGATCGTATGTCAAAAAGGTTAAGCCGTATTCTACTTTATAACCTGATACGCCGTTAAGATCCCTTATAGCCTTAGTCGTATGCGAGTGATTGATGGTGTCTATACCATACCTTGATTCCATATCGGTCATAATACTATTAACCTCATCTCCCTCTACATAAACCTCTTCTCCTTCCGGGATAGAGGTTATGCCGGCAGCCCTTCTAAGTAGCCATAAAGTGACTTCAGCAATGTCAGAGAACTTATCTCCGTTCTTCCTATAGTTATCTACTCTTCCTTCTTCATATCCAGGTAATTCGATATTTCCTTTAACTTCGACATTTGTTCTGGATTGTCCTTTGCCTTCTCCATCTCCCTTTTTATCGCCATCTTCCTCAGTGCGTACTGCACCGCCTTCTGCACTTCCTTCTTTTCCATCATTTAAAATATTATCTGATTCTGACTCTATAGACTCCACGACAGCATCATACTCTGGTATGCCGCTAAGGAAATCTGCTACGTTATTCAAAAACTCTATTTTTTCCTCGTTTGTCATATCAAGGCTTTCCACGGGCTCCCATATGGCAGGCAAGTTGTTTGATTTTATTGCAGTAGAAACATCTTCTATAGTTTGGTTGTCCACCGTAGGCAAAACTTTAGAAACCAAACTATTGATATCAGATTCCATTTTTTCTACTTCCTCTTTTGTGCCATATTCTTTTAGGGTATCCATGCCATTGACTCTAAGAGAATAATTCAAAGCCTTGCTTGGAACAAAATTAATATATTTCAAAAAGTTTTTCAACTCTGATATAATTTGTTCGTCAGATCTTGGCCCAACATAATCAACCACCACCTGATCTGTTTGAGAACGAAGCCAAGAAACGTATTCTTCTAAGATCTTACCACCTTTACTGGAAGGAGTGGATATTTTATCACCTACTGTTCCTTTAGGTTCTAATCCCATTTCTTCCTTAAGGCTTTTAGGATTACCTCTCTCACGAAGAAACCTCAAATCACCTCCTACAATCTTCCTTGCTATAAAATCAAAAATATTAGCATAAGACGGCAATCCTTCTTTTTCTATATGAGATTCTATTTCGTTTAACATAAGAGAGAAGTTTTTCCTGGAGGTACGCTTCTTGCCAGGTAAAGACCACGCAGCTTGTGCCGCAGGAGTCGGCTGAGCTAATGGCGCCGGCTGAGTCTCCCGGACAGCCCCTTCCTCTGGCATTTCCTCTTCATAAACATCCACGTCTTCTTTAGAAGTAACGGTCTTACCCTCATCAGAGAAAGGAAGATCATCCTCTATAAGTGATTTAGGTCTGGAAGATGATTTACCAAACTGAATCCTGATCTTAGGAGCGACAAACATCTCACCTTCGAAATCTATTCCAGATTCTACTTCAGACGTCACAATGTCTTTCACACTCCTACTTCCATCTTCTACCCACTTAACAACATCAGGAACCGTAGATAATTTTTCTATAGCCTCACGAGCTTTTCTAAGCCCTGAAATAGGATTCAAATACGATACTTGATACGAAGCCGGATCAAGGCCTAACTTGGTTAGATACGCATTAAGATCTTGTATATCATCTTGACCCATCTGTAGCAATTCAGAATCACCAGATTCAAGCAGCATATCTATAAAAGACATCCATTTCTGCCCTTCCTCTGATTCCACAGAACGTAGGCTAACTGGGAAAAGATAATTAAGACCGTTTTTACCTTTGATGACAACTACCGGAACTCTTACATTTTTGTAATTATTCCCCTTGTCATTTAATATAGAATAAGCAAATGGGAAGCCTGTGTATTTAGATCCGTTCTTAAGCACGACTTTGCCATTTAATACATATCCGACATCAGATACTTTTTCAGCACCTTTTTCGGTAATGGGGAGATTTTCTACCTGGCCATATCCTTGACCGTTCACCTTCATGTTAAACACCGGTCTTCCGGGAAGGGTCTGGGCAACAACATGCGTGCCGACGCCGATGGTAGCCGACCGGCCGGCGTCCTTCTTCCACTTGTTAAAAGCCGTTCTTCTTATTTTACTTATACCATCTATGCCACCCGTGTCAGCTTTAACAACAGAAACGAATCTGTTTCCACTCATGACCTTGATAACCATATTGGATACCAGCTTATTTTCAGCAGATTCTATTCTTTTTTTATCACCGGACTGAACAGCATCATTGTATTCGGCAAAAAGAGACTGATTATAGGTATCATTTGCATCTATCTCAAGATTAACCTTATCTCCTTTCTTCAAAGAAGATAATGCTTCCTGATCTATTTTATCTACCTCATTCTCTCCGAACCCAACACCTGTTCTGTACGGAACCAACTCATCTGAATCAAGACGCTTATAAACCAAAGAATAGGAATTACCCACGTCCTGAATAGACACGTCTGTGTAACGGTTAAGAACACGAGCCGATTCTTTGTCTATAGACCATCTCGCATGATAAGGAAGTTCTATCACGGTAGCTGTTTCTCCACCTATGTTAAGGAAATACCTTTTAGTCCCATTAGCGTTCGTTTCAGAACTTATTTGAATAGGAACCAATGATTTTATTGAAGATATAAATTTATCGGCTCTAAGACCTGCAATTTCATACCTTTCATTGCCGTCATTGGAGATTCTTCTTACCATCAACGTCTCTGGATTCTGGGCACTATCTATGTTGGCTCCTGGTGTATTATCGGATTCATCTAACTCATTTACAAGAGAATCTATATTAGCATCATCCTCCCCAAAATTACTTAACGTAGATTCAGAAATACGACCTTTGTCAATAATCCTGTTTTGTTCGATATAAGGGAGGAGATCTGTGATGTTTCCAACCTGACCAAGATCTTCTATGGTAAATACCGAATCAGCAAGCTTATCTTCGTCAACCTTCTCCCCTTTATCCCGTCTGTTCATTATATCAACATACGAAGAAATAGCATCATCAAGTTCCTTCCTTTGATCTGGTTCTAAATTGGATTTAGCCATATCAATAATAGCTTTATTATCCTCATACACAGATCTCGGACTTGTAAGCCTATCAGCCTTTTCAGATAATGATTTTATGAGATTAACGGGACTGTCACCCAAAGACGATACATAATCATCAAAATCTTGTTTGTATTTATCATACACATCTTTTTCTCTCGCAGTAAGAAGATCGGCATTACCTGTATATAGTTTATCAATTATAGACTGCCTTACGGCCGGAACCATAATAGGATTATCCATAGCAGCCTCATAATCTTCATCTGATACAGACTCCGTAAGCGGTGACTCTTTTATATCATCTTCTGCTTCCTTCATCCTATCTTCCCTTACTTTATCAAGAGCATGCATAAAAGCCTTGATAGTCCAAGCTTCGTCTTCCGAAATCTTACCTTCTGACACAGCTTGATCTACTACCTCATCAGTATCATATTCACCGACTTTATTAGGCTCTGCAAAATCAGGAACCTTGTCATCCCCCTTATAAGGAGTAGACCATAGAGAAGACAGCGCTTTTGAAAATCCCCTGTTTTCCTCAGCTAAGAATCTTTTATCAAGCATCTTAGACAAGAAGTTATTCATATTCCTATAGTCCATCAAACTCCTTCGGTATTCATTTACCAAGGATCTCATGGCTTTGTCTTTGGCTGTAAACTTCTTTTCCTGTCTTGATTTTACATTAAAATAATCATCAAAAGCCACAAGCGTATCATAGGCTTCTATCACATCTTGTGAACTTATGGGAGAAAGAGGAGATGATAAAACAGATTCAGTTTTACTTACCAACTCTTCTATCGAAAACTCTTTTCCTATTAACGTTGATAACTCAGACAACGAATTGTTATAATTGGTTCTAAGGCTTTCCAATTCTTTGGTTTTTCGTTGTATGGATTCAGCTTGTGGATCTTTCCCTTCTACGTTACGAGGGCGGGTAGCAAGATCTTCTATTTCGGATTCAAGTTCTTCTATCCTTGACCGTATGCCACGGATAGCCATCGCCCGCTCCCTTGCCCTGTCCGACAGCCGGGAGAACGTACTTAGTGCATATGCCACGCGAGGCTGTCCCGAAAGCGTTTCTATGACAGAAGCTATGTCTTTCATTCTTGATTCCGATTGAAGACCAAGGAAAGCATTACGAGCCACGTATTTCCTAAACTCAATCTTAGAATCATCACCTATAAGATCTTCGGCAAAACTCTGGGCAGATCTGAAATCCGAAAGACAATTGTTATAATTATCAATAATAGAGTCCTTGTATTTCTTTGCCTCTTCCAAAGACATTCCATTAGCTTCGGCTATTTCCGAAATAGGCATCATATCAATCATCTGCCGGAAATTTTCAGCCGAATCCTCTAAGGTTCCCATTTGGTTGTCAATAGACATCTTTTCAAACATAGCATCATCAAGCTCCTTACCAGTCATAGACTGGGCATCGGAACGAACTTGAGGCCCTAAACTCATTGATTTTTTCAACGTATTCAAAGCCGCCGTGTTAAGATTAGAAGATGCTTTGTTATATTCATTCACTTGCCTTTCCAGCAAGATCTGGCTATTACTGTACTCTTTCACCCCAAAGAATCCTTCCCTCATACCAAACAAAGAACCGATAATAGCACCGATTCCTATTTCAGTCCATCCTTCTTTAGACGTATATTGCTTTTTAAATCCTTCAGAAATAGCATCAAGAACATCAACGGCTCCGTTCATGGCTACATTATCATATCTTGACTTAACATATTCCTCAGCCGTATTCTGAACAGCACCTTGAGATCCTTCTTCCCATAAGCCTTCGGATACAGGTCTTTTCATGATATTGAAAACATTGCCTGCTATCTTCTGTCCTATATTGGGATTGGTTATTTTAATAGCCATCTCTCCCGGCTTCGCAACTTCCGTACCTAATCCAAATAAATGCTTGTTGAGCTTCTTTTCCAACCCAGGTATAGCCTTGCCTCCTAACCCTATATACTTACCAAAAAGAAGCCAGTTAGATAATCCTACGATACCCATATTGGCGGCAAATATAGCACTACCTACATCAGCATTAGAATTACGAAAAACAGCCATTTCCTCTGCATTGGGATCACGACCATAAATCTTACGATAATAATCCTTGAAATCAGACTCAGATTGCTTCATAAAAGAATTTGCTTCAACCGATGACTCGAATCCGGCACTGGTAGCCAACAACGTCATGGTCTTAGCCGCCTCCCCTACATTTCTTCCGGTAGCAACTCCTTTTCTTACATAGTCGTTAAACACGCTTTTAAGGCTTCCTATGCCCCTATTGGCAGCTTGCCTTGCTGCTAACTTAGCTCCGATTCTTCCACCTAATTTAGCGCCTATATTACCCAATGATCCAACTCCAAGTCCTCCGGTCATGTACGCTGATATCATGGCTCCTACGGTAAAAGACATACCATTACCAAGGACGTCATTCCACAAGAAATTACCGGTATCCTTAAAAAGCTTCTGACCAAAATTATAATCTTCTACCTCTTTCTTGTAATAATGGGGAAGAAGCATGTCTATTTGCTGGTCAAGATCACCTACAAACTTATCCATGTTAGTGTTTAACGCGGCTTTGTAACTTCCCTCAGATGCCATATTGATAAGTTTGTCAGGCAGTGACACAACTCCTTGCGCACCGTACAATGCGGATTTTAAAGCGAATTTGCCTACACCATTCCAAAACTTACTCCATCCGCTCTGTCTCCTGGCATAATAATCCTCATTGTTTATACCCGGAATATAGTTGGGATATTTTGTACGCCATACCCCATCATTACCCATCTGATGACTTTCACGGATACTTACCTTCGGTCCATAGGGATTAAGAGGCGGCGGGGCAGGTGTAGCCCCCCTGTAGCTGTTACGAGCCAGTGCCTCTGAGTAGCTGTTGCTTATCTCCTTGGCTATATACGGTTCTTCGTATTCGGCAGCAGCTATCCTTGATGCGTAATCCGGAAATTTAGGTTGGGCATACACACCTTCACCAGGCATATAATTAGGAACCAGAGGCGTTGTCGTCTCTGGTAATGTAGCCGGAGTGTAATTCTCTTCTTCGGCTAATTTCCTTTGCCTTGCCACATCTTCGTAAGTGGTTTTAGCAGCAGGATTATATCTATCTATATTATTGTCAGCCATAAATTTTCTGCAAAAAATCGTTCAACTTACTAAACTTGTCATTCATATTGGGCGTGATATTTATTCCTCTCATATACGGATCCCTCATCTGATCAAGACGTTCTTGAACAGCCTCCTTCACGTATTTTACAAAGAAGTACTGAGGACACTTCTGGTGAATGCTATTCCAGTAATCCGCATACTCATCATTACCTGGATCCAAAGGAACAAAATCCGAGAACAACAATGCAGGATTTTTAGAATTTTTAGTCCTTTTGTCATAGAAATTGACCGCTACCTCTCTTGAACCCCTGTCATCCATTCCCTCCAACTGAACTGATATGTTATCAGACATGTCAATAAAATTATCAACAAGGGTTTTAACAACATTCATTTCTTCTGGCTTAAGGTAAGAACCATGAACCTTTACTATATCATAAAGATCATTCTTAACATCAGCCTTAGAAGCCAAACGGGGAAGACCATTACGTATAAGATACTTATCATAAGAATAACCTTCCTTCTTTCCGGTATCTACAAAATCACAGGTTCCAAAACTTGATTTGTAACCATCCACCGGATAATTACGCTCCTCGACCGAAGGATCTATACCCGCCTTAAGAAGCTCGTCATTCGTAATCTCAACCCTTTCTGTAACATAAGAATTTTTACCGGAACCTACTTGAGCAGTCAAGAATCTTCTAACAGTGCCATTATCTATCTCGGCATCCATATTAATGGCATTAATAGCAGTAGGATCCAGATTATTTACCTTTCCTGCCATGTAACCAGACAATCTTCTAAACTGAGCCTTCTGCAAAGACTTTTCCGGTGAATCGGCATTCCAATTGTATCTTTTGTAAGAATCAAGGTAATGATACTGAGATAACTTATCAGAAATCTGATCAGGAGATACAGACATTTTTATCTCATCCTGCATCTGACCTGCTATCATATCAGACACTCTACTGTTTTTCTCAGCATATCTTAGCTGGGTAATAGTTAATGGTTCACCTTCCTGATAATCTTTTAAATCTATATCACCATCCTTATCTATGGTCATATAATCTGATATATTAAAATCAGGATCGCCGTTGAGTTTCTTCATTCCATTAATAAGAGCCAATGTACCAGTAGAAGAACCATTATTCTCGCTTGTAATAGCATCAGATATGTTTTTCCCCAACTTGCCGGCACTCGCCTTAGCTCCTAATGACGGAGATATAGCACTAAGAATATCTATTCCTCTTGAAGGGTCCATCATGTATTCTCTGAACCCTACGGCATCAGATACACCAGTTGTTATGGCTGTGGCGAGCAGGAAGGCTCCAGCCTTATCATCTGTATCGGTAAGATTTATAAAAGAATTTCCTTTCATAAACTTAGCATTACGAACTTTACTGATAATATCCTTATTTTTTTTAGTAACTATATTATCTATTTGATAATCAGTTATGTTATTTATAGCCTTTGTAGCTCCATTTGCCTTAGAATCAGAAAGAAGTAAAGCATCATAAGCTTCAGACAATCTGTTATTTCCTTGTCCAAAATATCCGTTTTTCTGACCTCCATTATTTTTTAAATAAGAATATATCCGTTCTTCAGGAGTCATATTAGCATACAATCCTGGGTCAGTTTTTTCTTCTTCGTATGATGCTGCAACGATATTACTTCTGTCTGTAGGAGATAATGAATTATATAATTTCAATAAATTTGCTCTACGCTCTGTGGAAGAAGATGTGAGTTGTTCATAAGGGATATTAGCCAAATTAACAGATCCTATCTTACCCGTTCCAGAATTGATAGCCGTAGGCCCGTCCATAGGAGCCATCGGCACTCCTACACCGCCTGCTCCTCTTGTGCCTCCGGATGAGCTTTCAGTGCCCATCTTGGAACCGTAAGTACGCATGTATTCGGTTTCAATCTTAGCCTGTGCAAGTTGCTCTTTTGCCAACGATATTTCAACCATAGACTTAGCATTATCAGTCAAAAACTTTTGCTGAGCCCTATCCTCTGCCAACCTTGCAAAATAAAGATCATCTTTCTTCCTTTCAAAACTTGTATTGTCGTATCTCCATGCATCAGTCATCTTATCGAAAAGATTATTGGTAACAACAAAATTAGCAGCCGCTACCGGATCTGATGAAGCTATTATCATATCTGCCTCCCTCTTGGCTTCTGCTTTCTGATTTTTAGCTTCCTGTATCTGACTGTCAATACGATCAATAATATCCTTATTATCCCCTACTGATTTCTTTTTTGCTTCCAATGCTCCTATGTGCCTATCGTATCTTTCGACATAAGACCCAATGTATTGACTAACCAAATCCGGATTACTGAACACCGGATTGGTAGCTGCCATGTATGATGCTTCTATTCTCATCTGATTCCTCATGTTTTCAGATAAGTTAGCAGACACAAAATTCCTTATCTGGGAATCAGTAAGCTCATCTACGTTGACTTCTATGATTCCACCAGTAGGATTACCTTTAACATCATATTCTGTTGTCTGAATCTTCTTGCCTTCGTTGTTTTTCCTAAAATCACTGACCAGCTTATTTATCTCCTTAGTATAATCGACATAAGGAGAATAATGAAGACCTCCCAACCTTGATCCTGCTTTACCATCTGACCTCCATTTGTAATAAGGGTCCAAAGCATGCCATTCATTAATAGGAGAATAAAGTTCAGGATGATTCTGTTTTATAGATTCTATTTCCTTCATAACCCTCTTGCCTTCTTTTGTGCCGGCAATCGCGTTAATGACCGTATCATCTAACACCGAACTTATCTCTCCTTGTATGGCTCTCGTAACACCATCAGAAGAAAGATCCACGCCTTTGAATTTTTGATTGATGTTAGCAATCACACCTGACATCTTATCTTCCATATAAGCGCGGGCTTCAGGCTTATCTATCTCTTGACCCATAAGATAATCTACCTGGGTATAGATCTTTTCACGAGCAGCATCAACCTTCTGCTGTTTGTACATCATGACGTCCTTAACAAGATCTATGTTGTAAGGACTAACATACGGGGCATATTGCCTTAAAATACTATACTGTGAAGCCACTATTTGGTCCTCCTTCTTCTTTTAATTTCATCATCTTCTTCATTTAAACTTCTCAAGTAAGGTGTGGAATAATCACCCATATTCATCACATCCTGATTACCTTGAACGTAAATAATTTGACCACTTGGAAGCATTCTCATATTTGGAGCTATGGAAGCTATGGTATTCAACGATGTACGAACATTGAACTTATTCTGTATCTCGCTGTTTATACTATCATAATAACGAGCAAGATTTTCATCCCTTATAGCCATAGCCTTCAATAATCCAGATTCATAACGTTGCCTTTCCGCTATGTTCTTATCGTCTGTCTGAACATAAGCCATTTCATTGAATCTATCAGCTTCGTTTATTTGCCTTGCGTTATTGAAATTTACTTCGTTAATGTACTTGGCTATATTGCTTCCGGCTATGGCGTTCATATTAGCCAGAATAGCGGAGCGCTGGGAGTCGGGCACGTCACCTACTGCGTCCAACTGAGCCGATGTCGCGCGGTTGAGCTCGTTGATATACTGATCAGCAGATTGCAGAACAGGATCTATTCTCGGAGCCTGATGCCTTTCCAATCCCTCTATCTCTAATCCGGTATCAAGCATCCTCAACATCTCAGGGAATATAGGACCTGATAAAGCAGGATTGACACCTTTTCTTCCTTTTGTATCATCTTCTTCCTCAGCTTCCGTTTCTACAGTAGTATTAATAACAGGATTTTCTTTCTTCACTTCTATCCTGCCTGGAGAACCTGGGTTGGGAGATTTAGCGCCGGTTCCTACAGGTTTAGCTTCTATAGGTTTTGATGCCGGATTTACGGCTTCTAAAACAAAGTCTGTTTCTAACATCAAACCGCTATCTTTTAAAGCAGCAAACTTATTATAATCGGCACCCAGAATCTTCTTAGCTGCATCAGATTTATCACCAAATAAATCAACATAATTCTTTATCCCTTTTTCGTTCAACAATCTCTTTTGTTCAGGAGTAACTACATCCAATCCATAAAATGATCTGGTTGCCGTAGTTTGCCCAAATTTGTCATCTACGGCAAATGAGTTATATGCCGATTTACTTCCTTGGTCGTACTTACCAGCATCTTCTCCCCAAAATCCGTATTCGTCTCTAAATTTCTTGGCTTTTTCGGCATTGGCTATAGCACCTGATTCTGCCAAAGCCCATAGGTTGTTTAGTTGGCTATTGTATCCAGTCTGGAATCCTTCTGTATTAAAATCTCCATCCGTATTGTATTTATTAGCCCAACGGTTAATATCAAGCAAATTAGAAATAGCTTTGTTGTTTACCCTACCATAACCGGAACTGCTTCTGTGTTGCAGATTTTGATTAGAATTTACACCAGAATCAGGATTAAGGATCTGCTCTCTGTCTGCAACATCTACTATAGACATATTAAGAGCACGTCCAAACTGCTTCATTAAAAGCTGCTGTACTTTCTTACCCCACTCTATTTGCTCTTTGGTAGGGCCGCCTTCAGCCATTTTCCTAACTCTCTTTACATACTCATCGTATATCCAATTTTTAGCATCAGATTCAGATACGTTAAGAGCCTTAGCCTGCTTTCTTACGGCATTTAAATCAACCTTTCCGCCATCTCTAAAGAAAGCATCTATCTTTTCTTGGCGCTTGGATTCCTCTTGTTTGTTATAGACAATATCAGCAAAAGACCTGAATTGCACCTCAAGTTCGTCTATTTCCTTTTGATTATCATTTACGTACTTGGAAAGAATAGACTTATTCAACTCAGAAGTATTTTTATCCTTAACATCCTTATTCTTTTCCAGCCTCTTGAAAACACGTTCCTGATCATCATACTTTTCGGACAATCCTATTTTTTTCTTGTACCTATCAAGAAGCGTAGCATATGTATCTTTTTCCGTAGCTCTAATGCCATAATTTTCCCTTACGTAAGAAGCAAAATCATCATCAATAGTACGGTAATCTGAAATAATATGAGCTTCTGGCAAATCAACGGGAGTGCCGCCGTCTTCATGCCTGTTACCTTTTGCCTCCATAGGACCAACATCATCCGGAGTCGAAACATATTCTCCTTTTTCTATCTCAACATTAGCATTATCCTCCATAGATTTAGGAAGAGGGTAAATGTATTCTCCTGTCAAATCGGAAGAATCTATTCTCTGTCCATTTCCGAGGTTAACACCACCGCCTTCACGTTCCCATCGGATAAACTGCTGCCGGCGCTCTTTTTCGAGCTTTTCCCTCGCCGCCTGCTCGTCTCTGCTGGCTGCATACGCAGCAGATGAAGCTCCCATGATATTACGAGTAAGACCTAATCCTAAACTAACACCGGACAAGGCAGCTTGAGCCACATTAGCACCGACCTTATTACCGGCTCTTATCCGACCAAGACTTGTACCGAACATTTGAGCTCTGCCGGTTAGATCAGGTGAATAATATGGGGTAGTCATAGGATCAAGAGGATTACCATCTTGGGAACGTTTTTCTTTAGAGGAATCAGCATCAACACCACCTAAATTCATTGCATTATCAACGACTGATTTCTCTACGTTTTTAACCATGCCCCTATTATCAGCGAGATATCCTGCATATCCTGCATCATGATTTTCAAAAAACGGATCGGATGTAGGCATACTACTAAATGGATTTATCTCCCCCTCCTCTGTTTCTAAAGTCACATCAGAAGGCATATATATATTCTGAATATCAGATTCACCCCATTTATTAACAGGCGTTCCATAATCAAGAATAGGCTGAGTAGAGGATACATTAATATCCTGTCTCTTATCCTGAACACTACCGCCAGGAGCGAATATCGGACGATTTTTTATGATTCGTAATCTCATACTATCTTTTTTCACAAAGATAAGAGAAACGAACGAGAAAATCCAACGTTATGGGATACGTTTAAAAATCAATCATGTACGGCAGACAAACCGCCCGAATCAGGGTCGTACTTAAGACCGCATGCCCGGCGATAGTTCTTAAGCGCTCTCTTGTACAAAAACAGCACTGTCTTGGAAACTATTTTCTTCATAGATTTGGTTAAAACCTCTTCTGTTGAAACAGACATCAGACAGCTATTCAAAAACGACCTGACATTGGAACCGAACAAGATCTTCACCATTTTTCTAAACGTTCTAAAAAGATATGATGCAGAAAGAGACTTTAACCCATTGCGAACCAGTCTCTTATTCAAATACGAAACAGCCTTTTCAGATAGACAGAGCCTATTCTTTCCTTCGCTATCTACCTCTGATGAAAACCACGAATATAAAGTGGTAGGATGTTTCTTAAGGTGATTAATGAAGGAAGTCATTATCCCTTCTTTTAAGGCCCTTTTGTGGGCTACGCATGCAGCAATCTTCTCTTCTCTTTTTAAAGAGCTGTCAAGGCATCTAAACACCGTCCTATCGTCTCCGATGAAATACTGAGGACGTTCTTCCTTGAACTTAGCCCGATAAGCGGCATATCCTTCCTTACGAAGCATATCTATCTGAGACCGGATATAGAACCTTACACACTTTTCTTCAGCCTCTTGCACGCTTTTAAGATAAGGAACTGACTTTCTCCCATATCGAAGATAATCATAAACCATAGCCTCAATAAAGTCATTGTACGGAAAGAATCTTCCAAATCCAAAGTTCCAAACTATGAAACATCGCACTCTATCTTTCCAGTAATCAGATATGAGAAAATTACTACAATATCTCAACTTCCTGTTTTTCTGATAGAAATGATGAGTATGTTTGTCATAAAATAGATTAAAATATCTCAAATTGCCTAAACACTGACCGGCTGGACGGCGTACTACATTGTACCCTAAGTTGCTGAAGCTATTGTATATAACTTCTATCGGAGAGACCTGCTCTTTCTTGAAGAGCTTGTCGTGTAACTTGTGAGGATTCATTATTTCAGTTATTTTTGTCTCCATATTGTTTTTTTTGTTTAGTGCAAATATATGATTTTATATAAAAAGAAGAAAATGCACTGCCTTGTATCCGGTTTGAGAGAAATAGGATACAAGGTTTTTTATTTTATGACGGTTTGGATAAGAGATAGGAAAACGACTCTGAACGTAACCTACTGACCGTCAGTGGTGGGACAACAAATCTTGAATTAAAACTACGCCTATGAATAGTCTCCGTTTTCCTTAATATTAAGACCATTTTCAATGATCTTACTCATTATATTATTTATATTATTTTATATACTTTACCATTTATTCATATAATTGTTTATAGTGAATGAACTTAACGACCGAAGGGAGTTAAGTGAGTGAACGGATTGACAAATTACTTTTTCCGTCATTGTATTGTTCGCCTAATTGTGTTAAAAGATTGAGTATCGTGACCAAAGGGAACGATGCGAAAGAACTTATAATATTTAAAAACGACTGAACCTATCGACTGAAGGGAGATAGGTGATGGAGTGACGTTAATAGTTATATTAGGTAGCCAGTGGAGAATTAGGCAGGCTGGTAGGCGAGACGGGCGTCCATGCCCGTCAGGACAGTGGAGGTACGTAGGTCTGTTCTGTTAAACCAAGGCGATGATAGTTCCATCCTTCACGAAATCGCACAAAAAAGCCGGATTATCTTGATATCGTTCTTCAACCTCCGGTATCCGCATAACGAGTCTCAAATCCGGCTTCGCTTTATTAATATGAGAAATAAAATAATTGTTCTAATTGTCAGTGACGCCTTTAATGCGAAGTTGTATATTGGGAAGCACGGCATTAATCAAAGCCATTTTCTTATCCTCTTCGCTTTCTTTTTCATGCTGTTTATACATCATGCTGTAATCACTGTCATCACCATCCTTTTTCCCGTCTAACGTCAGTAAATGATTTACGATGTCCTTACCATACGTTTCAGTCCATGTACGGAATCTCTCTTCCTCGGACTGTCCCTCCTGGGACGGGGCTTCCGGGTTAGGAAGGGCGGCTGCCACTTCTACCTCTGGAAGTGTTACCGATGCTGCTATTTCAGCATCATCTCCGAATCCCATTTGACCATACGAAGATACGGAATTTTCTTCAATTTCCAAACCAAGATTTTTAGCAACCTCCATAGCATAATTATAACGGTCATCGTTTCTTATAACACTCTTATGAGGACGTCCTGCTCCTTGGTTCCAAGCTACTACAGCATCTTTAAGGTTATCGGCGTTCATGAAGTCCTGCCGGCTGTAGTTGTAATACCCTGGTCCTTCTTTTCCTTTTCTTGTGTATAAGAAATTAGAATATCCGGTTTTCCCTTCGTATTCATCAGCTAAGAACTCAAGTTGGTCTTTGAATGTTGGTGTAGAATGACCTTTCTTTTTGGCGTGCTTGAATAGCTTATCCATGCGCTCATTATGCCATTGCTGTATGCCGTATGATGTTCTGTTGTCTCCGTATATGTCATCTTTAAGACCGGATTCAGCCATGAGATTACCTATGATAGCAAGCGCCTGTATCTTAGACATGCCTCTTTTATTAGTAAAATATTCATATGCTTCACGCTGTTTACCAACCACGCCACCTTCTTTCTTGATATTGGTATTGTATCTCTTTCCATTCCACGTAAATTCCTTAAGACCTCTTTTCCTGGCTTCTTTAAAGGCTTCGCCTCTTGTAGTGGAAATCGGGTCTTGTAATTCAAGATCGTTTTTTATACCAAGAATGGCATTAATAATATTATCATCCTTTTTATCATCATCATCTAATTTATCAACATTATTCGAAACGTAAGATTGGCTTATTAAATTTGATACGCTTTTTCTATTTTTATAAGTTCCTTCTTTATCTGATGGAGCTTCAAAAGCATACACAAGTGGATACGAATAATCCGTATCTGGATCTTCTGACATAAATTCGCTTACTGCATGAATGGCTTTATTGTATTTAGTATCCTTTATACTATACATCCCAGCATCTTGAACATGATCATAAAATCTGTCTATCATGTAATTGATATATCCACGCTTATCCCCCTTAAATCGCTCTTTATCTTTCTCAAACTCTTTGGGTGGATATCTTTTATCGGATTCTTGGAAAAGTCCCTTAAACCCTCCATAATCAGATACGGCATAGGGATTACCACCAGATTCTTCAATAATATTTCCAAGTACGGCTTCTATCTGGCGTTGATTGAAACCTTTATCATATAAAGCATCATAGATCATATTCATTCCATCTACGTCCATAGTGCGGTGCGTACCCTTACCCACGCGCTTCATATTTTCATATTTGGATTTGAATAAATCCCAATCTATTTCCGGCTTAGAAGAATCCCCTCCTTGTTTTTTAGATCTTATCTTCATTTTTTTATCCAGATCATTCTTGGAATCAATGGCGGATTTCAACAAAACCTTGTTTGGATCATTCTCTTCATATGGATTCTTATCTTCTACATAATCCAGAATATCAAACGGGTATCCTATTGTATCAAGAATCTTAGTAACAATCCCTACACCAAGAGGTTGATCGCTTCTATAAAAATCATACTTATCTTTTACGACCATCCTACCTCTATCATCACGGTACATAGTGAAACTTGATAAGCCTGATAAATCATTTAAATCGCCGTAAGCATCTGGTATAAAATTGTATTCGTTAAATACCTGATGTTCTCCAGTTCTGGCTTTTTTTAAGAGATCTATTCCCTCTTCCACCATTCCAAGTTTCCTACTTGTTACATCCCTTAACTCCTCCAAATCAGATACGTCCTTGCCTGCAACTTTTCCATCAATTATCTTATTATCTAAGGAATCAAGCTCCCTTCCATATTTTTTAGTCATTTTCTCCCACCCACCATTTATCCTGTCAGATATAATGGATTTGATATTGTCTGGTATTCTGACAATCCCATTTTCTTCTTTCAGATTATTTGGTTGGTTTAAGAATCTAAACCAAAGATTCTGACTAAAATCATCTACATTGGCTTTCGGAACATCTTGACCAAAAAATTCCATTATTTTGGTTTTTAATCCTCTTTCATTAGCATACACGTCAGGTGTTATATTAGATGCCAAATATTCTCTAAGTTTTACAAACGGACCAATTTTACTCCATAATGTTTTTGGTTGTTTGTCTCTTACATAATTTTTAGTCTTCTTTGCCATTTTTTTCTTCCTCCTTCTTAAATTTGTGGTAAGCACCACAAACCTTATCAACTAACCATCCCATCAGACAGGCGGCATGCTCATCTCCTCCGACTTCAAAACCGTAATCCATATTAAGATACTTACAATAAATAGAAAGACCGTGCAGACATTCGTGTCCTATGGTTCTAACATCCATATTAGACAGTGAATGAAACAAGAAACATATTTCTTTCCTGTGATTGGTTCGGTTTCCTACGAAAATAGTTCTGCCACCATAATCATCAGTCCACCCCTCCCAGCTCTGATCTTCTACTTCCAGGTTGGCGAACGTCTTAACTATATACTCTTCATCTGCCCCAAGCAATACCCTTACATTATAGAAGTATATGTCATTTTTATATAATACTTGTTTCATAACAAACTGTTTTTCAACAAAGATAAACAAAAAAGCCGAAGATATACTCACGTACTTCTTCGGCTATACCTTTAAAGCTAAAACTTGTTTACTATTGAAGCAAAATCAATGATTATATTTTTATTTTCTTAATTTCTTCAATCATATTCTTATATCCGCAGAACTTGCTGTTAATAACATCGAAGATAGATTCTGACCAGCCAGCTATGTTCAAGATATTAGATCCTCTGTAAAACATCTCACTTCCATATCCTTGAATAGAAATAGAAACGATTTTGCAATTTGGATTCACTTTTTTAAACCCTTTCAAAAGTTCGGCGAATTTACCATATTTATAATTGGAACTTTTCTCCCATACAACAGATCCACCGTCTCCTATCTGCATATCTGAAATAACGTACAAGTTATCTACTTTGATCTTATCTTTAACGCACTTATCCAAGAATGCAAAAAGACCGTTTTCAGTGGCACCACCGCATTCTCCTCCGGCAGTAAAAGATTTTTTGTTATTCCATAAAACACCTTTACTTCTATCATATTCGTAATTGATAAGTTTGTCACCAAACATACCAATAAATACGTCAGGAAGCACAGAAGCAATCATACAGCCAAATAAGTTACCAATGACAGCCGTACTTGTTTTGCTAAAGGCAGACACCTCAGAAGATCCTCCCATATCTCCACGTACAGAGCCAGAGTGGTCAATCAGGATAGCCGACCGCCCCTCCAATACCGGCAGGTTCTTGCAGGAGATGGTTATGGCTTTCTCCAACGCATCTAAAATCTTATCTTTGTTACGCGCTGTTAATTTAGCACGTTTTTTATCCGACTCAAATACAATATCATTATCGGAATCATCAGTGCCTATATTTTCAACCTCTTTGAAAGCTGAAGCAAAACGGAAAGGAAGCATCTTCGAATTAAGCACCTTCTCTTCTATTGTAAGCTGCCTACAAACTTCATCTATTTGATCAGGCGCGTATTTGATTATGTTTACAAGGTTACGAATCATATTAAAAATAGGCATGCCTTTCACATTAGAAACCACGTCCCGAATAGCGTCACCTAAAGCTTCTTTCTTTTCCTTATTGTCTTTCTTATTCTGTCCGGCTTTAGACATTTCTTTTTCAAGAATCTTGCTTTCGTATAATCCAGACAAAGACCGACCTTCTATAAGGTACTGGAAAGCCGTTTTGTTAGCCTGATTGCCTTTAGGGTGAAATAAGTTTACTAAGTCAACCATAGTAATGACCCTACTGTCCATCTTATACTTATCAATCCGATACGGATCAAGACCCTCCAAAGCCGTCTTAAATCCTTTCTTAATAGCGCTGGATATTCCTCTTAACTTCTTTGGATTTTTGTCGTTAAGAGCCGCATAGCAGCCAAGGATTTCGCTCATATCATCAGGACGCATAACGATCTTGTTATAGAACCTTGAAGCCCATTCCTTACCCGATGCTTTGCTGGCAAGGACAGAAGCCATAAGATGTGTTACTGACCTAAGTTTTCCTTCTCTCCTGACATACAATGCTGTTTGTGCTGCGAAATGCGGATCTACTTGATCCATAAGGTCCTTAATCCTGTTCACCTTGTCTTTTTCTTTCTCATAATAAGAATCAGACAACATGGTAGTCATTACCGTAGACACCAACTCTTCTTCCGCATTAGGCTTATATGCCTTCTCGCCCATGTGATTCACGATCGTAGGTTTAACACCTTCATCCTTTTTGTTAAACTTTCCCATTTGTTGTTTTCTTTAAAGTGTTATACAAAAAAAAGCAGTGATATTACTACCACTGCTTGAAAAAAAATATATCAAAATGAATACTCAATGAGGGAAAAGCTGAAGTTAGTGTAAACAATGAAATAATGGATTTGAACCATCGACCTATACTTTAAAAGAGTATCGCTCTATCCATCTGAGCTAAATTCGAAGTAACTAACCCCATCACCACTCATTAGTTTCTTATGTCTTCCAAACAGAGGAAAAGCGGAGCCGGATCTAAAACGAAAATATCGGATTCGAACCGATGAAAAGCAAATGTACCTGATGCTGCGTTAAACCACTACGCTAATTTTCGAAGTAACCGAACTCCTCACCATCTGTATATTTTATTAAAACAGGGATAACTTGGAAGGTGTTTTAAAGGAGGTTTTGATCTACCAACTGATCTAATCTTTCTTACATGAAAAATACAGGACTCGAACCTGTGACACAAACCGAAGTATCACCTTCCATCACCACTGTCTTATATTATAATCTCTCTTGATTACAATGCAAATATAGACACTAAAATATGATTTACAAATTAAAATGATTTAAAATAGATTAATTTGAATAAATTATTTTAGAGCCATAATTGGATTGCCCCATCTCTTTTTCCACTCTTTACCTAAATACATTCTTAATTCCTCGAATGAGACATATGCATCCTGTTCATCAATATAATAATGATGGATGTCTTTGTCGTAGATTTCTTGCCGTTTGGCATCACGGGCACGCCAGAGCAGTTCTTCCGGTGTCGGCTGTGGTTCCGGTGTCAGTGCCATATACCAACACTCGAGCGGTGATGCCTCCGGATAGTCGTTATGATACTGTTCCTGCTCTTCACTAAGCAGGAGATAAGCGCCATCTTCGTAATTTTCGATATTGTCGCCAACAAGATAGGAATCAGGCAATTCTTGTTCCAATTCCAAAAACTGAATGTTTTTTTTGAATATACAGCATATTGTCTTATTTATATTTCATGTAACGAAGTATTATGATACCGGAACCGCCTGCGCCAGAATAGCATCCTCCTGAGACATTGGAACCACTTATATAAAAAGAACCTCCTCCTGAGCCCGTATTGGGTTCTCCATTAGTAGGTCTTCTCGAAATATCTCCGACATAACCGATACCACCGCCACCTGGTGCTGATCCGGAACTATATTCTCCACCACCTCCACCACCTCCGGCGTACAATTTATTATTGAACGGGCATCTGGTAGTACTCCCTTGACCGATTCCAGGCATATCACCTGCTCCATTAGAACCATCACTTCCACCAATATATCCTGCCGTCTTTTCTACAGGTCTTCCACTACCACCACCTGATCCCCCATCGCCCCCTCTTCCGGAATATCGACCTCCATTTCCGCCAAGAGCTTTTATTGAATTAGATTTAAACCAGGACTCTGACCCTGGAAGACCATTCTTCTGATCATCGTAAGCAGACATCGAAACTACACGATCTCCCCCTTTCCCTATTGAATAGCTAACAACACTTTCTGGAGTAACAGGCACATCAAGATATGTTTTAACATACCCCGATCCGCCCCCTCCACCACCTCTTTCAGGTCCTGACGATGCACCAGAGCCACCGCCACCAACAATGAATACATCAACAAATTTACAACCAGCTGGCACCATCCATGTACCGGATGATTTTAACTCTTCCACAACTTCTACCAATTCTCTCTTTCCCATCATCACCCTTCTCCTCATCTCTCACCTCCTTTCATTATACTCTCATGACAATTATCCCATGTTCTTTTTTTTTCAGTGATAGACCTGTGGCTTTTCCGGCTGGCGGTTCGACGCTTGTTTCCTCCGATTGCCAGCCGGATAAAATCACTTATGAAAAAGTTGGAGTTTACCCCTCCCCCCCCTATGCTAACTTTCCTTCTCATATTATCTATTTTTAATCTTATCTTCAGAAATCAACCACTGGAATATGATTTTCCGGTTGCTAATTACTTTCTTTATCCTCATCAGCATCCAACTTCCTCTTAACCTATCCAGCCATGACCGTCTGAAATTAAGGGCATCAGGATTAACTGACTTATTTATATCGTTATCGTCCTTGATCCAAATAGGGGTCTCTGACCGGTCATCGTCAACCCTGTTGAAGAAGTCATTTAACTTATGTCTTCTATATACCTCAGTATCCAGGACCTCAGTATAGTCGCCTACGATCTTCGGATACGATATACGTTGCGCTAAATTATTCTTTTCTTCTGGAACAAGATGAATTTCACCTGAGTTGTTTGTGTCGTTGTAGATAGTTATCGTATCTAAACCTACTTTCCTGTCAAGAGTGTAATTCACATCATCTACGTATTTCCTTGCATCAAGCTCGTATTCTACAGAAGCCAGCGTAGAGCCATTATATTTCTCTTTTATCGGCACTTCTAATATAAATGGATATGTTGCTCCGTAGAATGTCTGGAAGCTCTTATTCGTCAGCAAATGACTCCATAAGCCACCTTCTTCGTCTGATGCCGGGAAGTTTATTCCTGTCTGGAAATATTGTTGCTGTTCTATATAATAGTCAGGACAGAACGAATAATAAGAAATCCATTCTTGCTTCAGACACGAATATCCGATAGTGAACGACACGTCTTTAAAATACTGTTCGTCTTTTAAAGATATTTCCTTATCGTTTGACAGTACCTCTGTTTCATTGTACAAGAACCTTCCACCATCATATTTGTAATATGCCGGGTTCTTAACAGGTATATAATCTTTTTTAGTGATAAGTACCCTCTTATACCTGTTATCCCATCCAAGAGACAGACCAAGACCGATAAATTTATTGTCTGTATCTTCTTCTGTCATCTCTGTGCCGGTTAAGATGTTGGTTATTCCGTATCTAAGAATCTTAAAAGGAAGATGACGCTTGAGCCAATGCCTGATACCTACACTAAGTTCCTTGAGATTACGTCCGTTCGGATCGGTCATAAATACCTGTGCTCTTTTAGTATCTACCCAGAAGTGACCAAATTCTGAACTAATTATTTCAGTGCTCTGTGTTCCAGAATAACCGAGGTCGGTCGTGTTGTACTCCAGAGGCCGGGACGCAAACAGACCGCCGGTGCCCATCTCAGCCTGCCCTGGGGAGGTGCGCTCCTTGATTACGTCTATGGCGTTATGGAGTGAAACCTGGTCCTCGAACCTGACAAGGATCTGATCAGATTCAATACGCTTCATGTGAATAAGCTTACCGTTGCTGGTTGGGAACTCATGATAGTCCATAGGCTTGTACGTTAGCCACGGATCTGTTTGACTGTTTTCAGATACGTCAGCCCTACTCCATATAACACCATTAGGTCGCTGGTAAGCACAATCATAAAAACGACGTTCGTATGTTGCCGGCAATACATTAGGTGTTAATGTCATTCTTGATGAATAGATAGGACTTATCTTGTAATCATTGTCCCTATGGATAGATACGTTCTTTTCTTGTGTCCACCAAACAAAATCTCCTACTTTTGGATAGAATAATTCATGAGGCTGAGGGCCCTCTAATCTGAAATTACAATTTATTTCAGACTCTACAAGGAACTGAGGAATACCATAGAACCATGTATAAAATCTGCCATCTACATACTTACCGGAGGTATCACCATTCAATTCATACAAGCTCTTCCTGTTTGGGTAAAAAGCATATTTTCCTTTATTAGATGATGTCCAACTATTGAAACGTTCGTTATCTATCGTCTCAAGAGCATCTTCCCCTGTATCATAATTAACAAAATATCTTGGATATCCTACATTTCTATAATCCATGTAAGGGAAAGGTATCATATCTCCAATACCAAAAGCACTATTATAAAAAACAGGAAATTTTCTCTTTAATGAAAATCTGGTTATCACCGTATCACCACCGAACATCAATTTCTTTTCATTAGTGAAAAATCCACATCCACCTATGGAAATCCATTTTATATCTTCTATTTGACCATATTGATCCGGCCTATATCTCATAAGCCTCATATACGGAGAACAGATGTATGAAACTGATTTGGATTGCTCGAATGTTCTTCCTGCTACAACATCTCTTCCAGCAATAACCGAGTCATCTATACGGCTACTGTCGTAGTTGTAGACATAGTTCGGATATTCCAATAAATATTTCGATTTACCATCTCCTTTTTCACCTGGATCACCAAATGATAAAAATAACGAAGATTCACGATCTATATTATTAACAAATAAGAATTGTCCCTCATTATCGTTTTTACCGGTTCCCCATTTAGATGACATACTGGCATCCATCATAGGATATACACCAGACTTCATGTACTTAACAGAAGATAAACCACGAGCAAAATTTCGTTCATACTTATCCTGGTCTGTTATACCTATCATTGAATTATATAATCCTACAGAAGTATAATACCATGCATGATTACGTCTCGGTCCATTGTTTATAAACGTATTAAGCCAATCATAACGGTACTTACCGTACAATATCGGGCCCTTAGCAAGAGTTTGACTGATGGTTGACACCATTGAAGAAAACAGCATGGCCACACTCAAATTCGTTAGGAATCCTCCTCCGGTAAGACCTGCCGACCCTCCTATGTATCCAGACTGAGCCCTTATCTGAAGCTCTTCTGCTATCATAGCGGCTATTGTGGCACTTGATTCAACTGCGGCAAGTGACGCAGCCATCGTATAAGCGGCAGGACCTAAGATAGTCCATTTTGGATGATCTTCTACAGGTACAAAACTGCCTACAGACATTCCTCTTTGAAACCCGTCTATACATACTTCATTTGGAAGTTCGGGCTTGTTAAAATAAATATCAGGCGAACAGAATGAATACCACACGTTCCCTCCTTTGTCGAAAGGATGGGATATAAACTCGTCTCTTTTGCCAGACGTATAATTATATTGATCTTGTGATAGGTCATTATATGGGTAATTAGGATAGATATTTACATTACCATCGTCTCCTATGTATCTAAGCATATCATAGGCTAATCCTGAAGCCACAACCGACCTATTTAGCCTCCTATCTCCACGATACAGTTCATATCCTACGATCGTATCTCTTTGTTGTTGCGTAATCAAACCAGAATCTACCGCAAAATCCAAAAACACTTGTATGGTGTTCTCATCCATCATAATACCTACCGGATATATTTCAGAAGCTATGTCATATCCACGTTCATCACTGTTCATAAAAGGTATATGCTTGTTATCTGGGAACCGGTAATGACGTATAGGTTGTTGGCAAAATACGGTAGAAGTATCTACTCCTCCATAAGAATGACCCTTGAAATAAGATAATCCATTTTTGTCTGACAAAGGAGCACCATAATATTCTGTTAACTTATTCATAATATTAGAATAAGCTTCTGTTTTTTTTGGATCATCATAAGATCTGCCTGTGTCTATTTTCATCCTACTACTATCATAAAGTTCAAAATTAGCAGGATATTTCTCAGATGATTCCCAATATGCAAAATCACCGTATTTATAAGGACGAGGCTTGCAATTGATGGGCCTATCTCCACATGTCTGACATTTTGATGCAAATAAGACAGTTGATCTAAGTGTTATAGAATCCACAGACAAATCAATCTTATTTACCTCCTTTTCTCTTATACCAAAAATATACGGATATATAGTTTTACCTGTAGCAAAAGCGACTCCAAGAATAGCACGGGAAGGCTTCTTTCCTTCTTCTTCCTCTTCTTCTGGGGTATCATAATTTTTATAAGAACAAAATTGAATTTGTCTAAACGTCATTATCCAAGGAACTGCTACAATAGGAGATTCTATTGTAACATAAAAATAATTTTGACCTATAGAATCAAAAAACTCTTCATTTATTTCTCCGAAAGCCGGTCTTGCTATGTTAACAATAACGGAATGAGATGATTCATACTCAGGTCTATCAAATTCAACTGGTACTATTCCAAGAGGGGACCATGTTTCAACATCCTTCCAAAAAGAAACACGAACGTAATTGGTAGACACAGCATCCATTATGCCATCTACCTTTCCAAGAGCTTCAAGATAAAGAACTTTGTTCTCGTCTTTATAACCTTCTATGTCCCACTCTTCTGGTCTATTGATTCTAATAAATCTTGCATTTGTCATTACATTTCTGACAAACTTCCATACCACAAATTCAGATGCGAATCCAATATTAAGCTTATCCCCTGTAGGATTATTAAATGTAGCATTGTTTACATACCCTTCAAATTTCCAATCAGTTTCATCTATACCGGTATCCGAATTTTTATATATCATATCTTGCAACTTCTCAGAAGCTTCAGGCCAAAATTGCTCAATACAATACCTGGGTCCGTTCTTTGATCTATACTGATTATTTATGACTGTACTGGTAGATCTACCGGCTCGCCAATCTCCTACATCATTTATCTTTTGGCTCCATCCATCTATATGAAGAATATAACTTCCAAGAAGATAATTATAATTCTGAAAGTTGTTATAATCAGTTCTTGACACAGTAGGATCAGAGCAATAACTCTCAATATAACATCCGCATGTACAAGGCATGGTATCTAATACGTATATAGCATCAGACACGGTTTTTAAAACAGATCCAGGTTGTAAGTATGGATAAAACTCAGAACAAAGGTGTTGATTGCCATCACCTGATATGCTGCCAGCGCTATACCCAAAAAATGCTTCTTCCATCCATTCAGATAAAGAATCCATTGTCTCGTAATTAAACAACACAGAATACTTATTCTGATTTTCTCCTCCTGTGGTATATAGATAATCTGTAGAGACGTGTTCCATTTCGCTAAGAACCTTATAGATATAATCTTCTACAAGGCCTGTTATTAGTGGAACTGGAGCAGACAATATAGATTCTTGACGATGGGGAACTTCGCAGTCTCCTTCCATTTCTGGCAACCCAATATGATCAATTGGTTCCATATAATCCTGTGTTCCGTCTTCTCTGTATTTGGTAGCTATATCGCATATCTGTCTTTCATTGTCTCCATTCTCCTTATTGTTACAAGCTACAAGACCTATATTTTCAGACAAATAATTTATAGGGGTTCCTACAATATCATCATAATCGATAATAAATCTTGATTTCCCTTTAAAAGTAGCGAAATTGCTTTCCACTATAACAGTTTGACCTACAGTAGCCGGGTTGTTACACTCTTTCTGTTCTTCATCTATAACAACCGCATCGTCGTCAATCAATACCCCATCTCCTGCCGTATTGCTATACTGCCATACATATTTCCTATCAACACCTGAGCAATCCGGAGCATATGCGTTTATAGACTGGTATGGGATACTGTCTTTGTTCATTTCCTCTCTTGCCTTATCAGAAGGTGGGGGAACAAGAACGAATGCTGGAGTTTTATAACCAGTAGATGTCTTAAACGAGATAGAAAACGGATACACTTCATTCCTCATGTATCCCACATACAACGAACAAGCATTACCATCCTTATACAGGTCTTCGTGGGCTACAGACGCCTGCCATTTTAGAAAATGCCCCATAAGAGAAACTACAGGCTGTAAATTCCATTCTTTTTCTGCCGTAAGACCATATTGAAGAAGACGGTTTCCGACTGACACTATTCCTCTTGATGTATTATATATGGCTCTTTTTAAAGAAATGTGTTCGAATGTCGTTCTTTTGTTATTAAGATCAGAATAATAGTATATAGTCTTCTCTGTAATAGGATGAATACCTTCTATAAAATAATCCACTACAGGTTGTGTTTCACCATTGTATCCAACAGTATTCTGAATAACAGCCACCTTATAATGGCTGACTTGCCTATCCAAATTAGACACCTTAAGCCTTATACCAAGATTAGTTCTTTCTCCCCATTTACCATCATTTATCCTAATATATTGTTCGTCAAATATATGAACAGGGTTAGTTAATGAAGTATAGTTAGTTTTCTCGTTACCAAATTCATCGCACAAGGCCACAGCAAACTGATACACGCCCGCACGCAGGCTGCCCCCGTACTCTATCTGTACCGGCTCTACGCATGGCTGGTCCAGTAGCGGAAACACCCTAAGTTTCTCACATGCCAGAAAACAACCATTCTCCTGCATGAATTTGTCTCTATCGTATTCTTTATCGCATATCTTATACCCATGATAATGATACCATATATCACCTTCATCATCAGGAGTCAGAGCCTTGTCTACAATAACATACCTGGGAGGATTATAATCGTCGGTCCAGTAAATACATTTTCCACATTTCTCTATCTTTATTTCTATGGTTTTTATAGGATGGTAGATAGAGAAATTAAGGCACGGATCTTGCTCGTTGTCTTCCAGCAAGGTCTTCATGCCAGAACACAAAGACTCCGATCCTTCTACCATAGATTCTATATCAGAATCGGATAAGATACTTGTATCGGATTCAGGCTTGAAATAAGTTATTTTAGATACGCCTGTTTCAGGATTTGTTATAAAAAAATAGATATTGCCTGAAGTAAGATCATTCTTATAACCAATAACTTTAAATCCATCGAAATCAATGCATTTAAGATTACTGTGCTCATTAGATATCATCCCAACATTACCGTCCTCGGATTCGATGTTGGCATTCAAGGCAAACGTATAATGCTGATCCGTAAGACTCGACGGATGCAGATCGCGATTCATACCTGTTTGAGGAACCGCTATGTTTCTATTATCTTCTGCTGCCATTTTATAACTGTTTGTCACAAAGATAGCAAAAGAGATTTAATCATGGATTTCTAAAGTAGGTAAAGAAAAGAAATACATTTTCAATCTCCTACTTTATCGACCACACCTACATAAAAATCGGGGATAGGATTATCATTGAAATTTCTTATTTGAATATCAATATAATTATAGAAATAATTATCAACTGGATCCATTATCGTCACATTACTTTCTAAAACCCCGTCTTTGTGTGAATACAGTTTCTCATGTTCGGAATCAATGTAAAAAATATATCTTGGTAAATCCTGGGTATTAACTGTTAGATGATTATTAAACAAACTGCATTTAGAATGATCAGCAGACAGAAGTAACAATAGAAATGTATATGCAGATTTATCTCTTATTATAATATCACAGTTAGATGATACATTAGACAAAACCTTGGATAAATCAAATTCTCCAAAACTTATCTTGAATTTCTTTCTTCTTATTGGAGTTATATATACTGGACTATTAACTACAATATTATTCCATTGAAATTGACTCCCTTCCATTACAGGGGAGAAACAATTACCCATCGCCATATTAACATTTTCAAATCTTCGTCTCATAACATCTACTTACGATTTATATCTTTTAACCCTAATTAACACAGTTCCATCACCGCCGGTTCCTTCCGAGCCGCATCCGCCTCCTCCGTAACCACCACTTTTTCTGTTTCCTCTTCCGATTCCACATCCTTCATCATAATCGGATTCACCTCCCATACCACCATCCCTATTTCTATCAGCTCCACCACCTCCGGCATTTCTTTTACCCGTCGGTTCTCCAAAATCTCTGGTTGTATATCCTTGACCTTTTCCTCCTCCATATTTCGTTCCAGGTGGGTGATATATCCCATTACCGTCTGTTATTCCAGGGGCATCAGATCCATCCGATCCAGCGTAAAACTCATCACCTGATTGATCTACAGATCCTCCACTTCCACCACCTCCACCAACAAGAAAAACATCTACTTCCGTGCATCCTGCCGGCA